AAGCCACGTTGCACTTGGCGCATCGCAGACGAGAGGTGCCGGAGGTAGGCACGTCCGCCCCGTGAATCTTGCAATCCATATGGGCCCTCGGGGCGCTCCACCTACTGAGCTACATCACAAAATTGGCGGTGGCGGCCGGCGACTGCTCCGGCTCTCTCACATTGCAAGCCTCAGGCACCATGTCGAAGGTGCATTCGCCACCAGAAATGGAAAAGCCGCCTCGATGGCGGCTTGCTGCAGAGACACCTTCCCCGTCGAGGGTGGCGGCCGGCGCTACGGGCATTTCCGGCAGGTGTTCGGCAGAGATTCTGGGCGCAGCAGGCTCAGCAGCCTGCGCAATCCCTGGGTCGCGATTATGTCAGATGTGACGGCTTGTCAATAGTGGCAGCGCGCGCCGGACGGAGCCGACTCTGGATGGAAGCGCGCGCGCGCTCCACGCACTGATCGAACCAGCAGGCCAACCGCCGGCCTTCTTGCTGATGCGGCACCTCGCGCAGGCCTGTACCGCCGCAGGACTGGCAGATCTTCGCACTGAGCCTGTTCGTGCCCTCGACCTTCTGGAATTTGCGGCCCGAGCAGGACGGGCAGCGCTGAGACAGCCACCAGCGGATGACGGCGACCACCTTCTCGCGGGCACGGTCGAGGTCCTGCGCCTGTTCGGCCGCGCGCCGGGCATCGACCTTCTCCGTCCAGTGCGCGAGCTCGGCATTGGCCTCTGCCAGGGCAGCCGGGTCCTCCGCTGCCTTGGCAACGGCCTCACTGAGGCGCTTCAGCAGCTGCGCGTCGTGCTCGCGGGCCTCCGAGCGCTCTGAGCGCGAGACGGGATCCTGGGAATGGCCAAATCCCCACTTGAGCGCCTGCAGGGTGGCCACCGTCCGGACGTCCGGCAACGCCTTCAGCTTGCCCAGCAGCAGCCCGGTCTCGTGCAGGTTGAAGGCGAAAGCCTGCTTAGCGGCCGCGGCGCGCTGCTCTTTCGTCGTCTTGCCGCCCGGTAGGAACTGCTCGCCGGTGGCCAAACGCAGCTTCTCGCTGGCGTCGAATTCGGTGTGCAGGCGCAGCAGCGCGCCGCCGATGCGCACCTGATTCCAGCCGGCGGCGATGATGACGTCGCCGTCGCCAGGCCGATCGGCCTCGACGCGGAGGTTGGAGGTTGTCATGGCGGAGGTGTAGGCCTCCTCTACGGTGCGCTTCTCTTCGTCGATCAACATCAGTCCTCCTTGATACGGTTGCGCTTGATCTGGGTGATGGTCCAGGTCATCTCAACCTGCAGGCCGTCGCCGTTCCAGCTGGTGATGCTGTAAGTGCCCTTGATCGGCTGCCGCGGGAACCAGTGCGAGCGCTCGATCACCACGATGCGCGGCGAGCCGTCGAGCATCGTGTCGACGACGCCGACGACCTGCCCGACGAAGTTCGCTTGGATGTCCCACATCGGCTCCGGCAGGCTGGCGCCGCAAATGTCCTCTTCGATCAGGTCAGCCCAGGCCTCGGCAGGGCTCCGATGCGGGCCTCCTACATAGCAGAGAGCCGCGGCATCGGGCGCGCCAGAGACGCCACAGGCCCAGAACGTACCGACATCGCCGCGGCCTTGATCTGCCGGCGTGTGACCATGCCAGCCGTGCCGGGCCTTCCGATCCTCATCCTGCAGGGCATCCATGATGAGAACCGAGTTGTCGATCGCAGCTTCGGGCGAATCGAACGGCCCGAGGATCTTGCGGAAGTCCATCAGGCCCGTCGCCACCTCGGCGCAGTAGTAGCGCGCCGCCGAGATCCCAACGATGAGGCCGCTCACAGGAAGGACTCCGGCGGCTTGCCGCTGAGCATCTGCGCCATGGTCATCGGGATGGGGCGGTCAACCTCCCAGCCGGCGGCGTCGCGCTCGGCGATGGCGATGCACTCTTCGGGCGTGCGCAGCAGGGATTTGCCTTCCATGGCCTCCTTGATGCTGGCGTGCATCACGAAGCGGCGGCGCTGCTCTTCCGCGTTGCGGGTGCGGCGGGCGTTGTCGAGCATGGGGGGGAGCAGCTCTTTCAGGCGGACTTTCTGCTCGGGCGTCATGGTTGTCCAATCCTGAATCCAGGGAGCGCCTGCATGTGCTCCCAGGTAGCGTCGACCCAGATGAACGAGCTGCTGAGCACCTGGTCGCAGTTGGGCATCCGGTAGTAGTCGCAGCGCATCTGAACCTGCAGAATCTGCCGCCCCCTGAAGCCGGGCCGTGGGCGAGCCAATCCGGTCAAGGCGAAACGCTGGCGCAAGGGGGGCATCACGCCACCTCCTTTTCGTTCTCCTTGGTAGCGTGGCGCGGGCCGACGAACTTCATTCGGAAGTCTCGGTACTTCGAGCGCTGGTCCTGCTCGCAGAAGCGCCTGAAGGCCTGTTCGTGCAACTCGCCCGGCAGCATCTCGATGCCCGTGCCCAGCGTGCCGCCTTTCCACGAACCCTTCTCGGGGCCGACTTCCTTGTCGAATTCGATGGAAAGCGACCGGTGCACCTTGTTCCGACGGAAGAAGCGTAGCCACTGGAACCAGCCCTCTCCGAAGGTCCACTCGCGCTCTTCGATGTGGGTCGTCGCGGTGATGGACTGGCCGTCGTAATCCTCGATCAGGAAATCCACTTTGGGCATCGTTTCTTTGAACGCCCTTTGCTCCCAGTAGCGATCCCATCCGGGAGTGCGCCCGCGCGGCTCAACCCATTGGCGCAGCAGCTCACCGTCTAGCCCGTGGTAGCTATGGCGATGAAAGTGCCATTGCGTCCACGGCAGGAACTTGCACCAACTCTGCGTCGTGACGCTGTCGTGTGTCTGGGCGCCGAGGAACACCTGCAGGAAGCCGTCGCTGAGCCGGAAGCCGTACTCGCGCGGGAAGATCTCTTCGTACCAGTCGCGGCCCATGCGAGCAACTGTGGCAGCGTCCCAGGTGCTCGCACTGTGCTTGACGCGCAACGGCGGGATGATTTCCGGCAGCCAGATGCGCCATGCCCAGCCGAACAGGTATCCAGAGAGGTGGCAACGCGCTTCGTAGTGGTCGTCGCGCGAAGCGATGGTGATGCCCACAGCGGAGCGAAAGGTCGGGCCGGTGCGTCCGATCGTCAAGGGACCAAGCTTCATGTCGTTGTCGGTGAGTCGGCTCATGATGTTTCCTTGGGGTAGAAGTCGAAGGCGAGCACGGGGACCAGGTGCAGGTCGCCGGTACGGTTGCTGAAGACGAGCGCGGCGGCGTGCACGCGCTGCGCCGGGATGCGAGGTCTGGCATCGAGCGCAGCGCGCAGTTCGTCGCGCAGCTGGCTCGTGAAGTCCGCCGCAAGCGCGCGCAGATCGTCGGAGGCGGTCACAGTGACGACTCCAGGCCGACGGGCGATGCATTGAGGCGATCCAGCGCCCACTGCGCGGCGGCACGGTCCTTGGCCGGCTGGCTCGGTTCGGCGACGATGCCGCGCCAAATGTCCACCATCCATAGATGCGCCGCCATGAAGGCGCATTCCTTGATCGCAGCCGGTGCCGGGCCCTGGTCAAGCCACCGATGGCAGGCCGAGCAGGCGTAGACGTGGTACTGGTCGTCAGCCTTACGCGCGCCGCCCTTGCCGTGGATGCTCAGGTTCGAGTGAGCCGCAACGACCGTGGCCGGATCGCGGTTGCAGACGTCCTCGATTCGCAGGACGCAGCTTTGACCCTTCGCCATCGCGAGGAGGTACGGGCTCCGCTGCGGCTCGGTCTTGGGCTGCGAAGGCGCGGCCGCGGCGCAGTCGGCCATCACCGCGGTGCTCGGCTGACGCACCTCGAGGCCAAGTCCGACGCGGCGCGCCAGCGCCATGGCCGTCGGAGGCTTCCTGACGATGGCGTAGCGGCCGAAGGCGGTGCGGCGCAGGGTCACGAAGCCGCCCCGCTGAGCTCGTCGATCGTCAGGGCCGCCGCGTGCGCCCTCGCGCTGTCCTGCGTCCGCTCACCACCGGGCAAAATCCAGCCCTCCGGGTGGTGGATGCCGGCTGTGCACGTGCAGGCCTTCGCCCACAGTATCCGACCGTTGCCGATTCGGATGTTCTTGGGGTGGTCAAACGATGCGATCGCAAATCTCTCTTCGGACATGGTGGTTTCCTCCAGTTGGTTCATTGCTCTGCTTCCTGCTCGGTGAACTCGACGCCCAGATCGACGACAGCGAATGCCTGAACCTGCGTGATGAACTCGGCGAATTGGTCGTCGCTGAGCTCTTCCGTGCTGCGCCGGCGCTGCCGCACCTTCACCTCACCCGTGGCCCGGACCGTGTATTCCTCGAAGGTCGGCTCGATGAAGAGCTCGGCGAAGTAGCGCTTCCAGATCAGCGGGTGATACCGGACGCGGCAGCCGGTCACCGGGTCGCGCAGCCAGACCTGCTCGGCTATGTCGCGCAGGACGGGACCGTGGAAGAGCTTGCGCAGCTGGTGGCGCTGGTGCCTGTTCACCGTCTCCCAGGTGAGAAGGCCCGAGGCGCCCTTGGCGGTGTGCGGCTTGATCTCCTGCTTGAATAGCTCCGTCAGCGCCTCATGGGCCTGGCGCGGGTTGGCGACAAGGACGCTGCGGGTCGTCACGGCCGAGCCTCCGAGAACAGGTCGGCCTGCCGGCTGTCCACTTTCGGCGCCCGCGCGGTGAAGAGCTTCGAGCGCTTCTGCTTTCCACCAACCGCGGCGGCGCACTTGGGGCCAAACGGCATGCCGCCACGCATGACCGGCGGTCGGAGCAGGACGCGGTTGCAGCGAGCGCAGATCACGGCGCGGTCCCCTCCACGGCCGCCTTGACTTCCTGGAGCCGCTTCAGCGCGCGCTCGACTTCGCTGATGGCGCCGGGCAGCCCGCTCCACGATGCCATCGGGTCGTTCAGCAGCGCGAACTTGAGGGCGTGCACTTGGGTGTCAGTCGCCTGCCAGCCGAGCAGGTCGATGCCTGTCTTGTCACGGATCGTTGTCAGCTTGTCGCGGAGATCCTGGCCCTCATCGCGCGAGGACCGCAGGCGTTGCGCGACCTTTGCTTCCACGATGGCGTCGAGTTCGCGCTCCTTCTCCCTGAGCGCCCTCGTCACAATCGCGTCAGCGTCTCGGACTTGCCGGCGCAGCAGTGACCCCAGGAAGGTCTTCGTGATGGGCTTCGGCTCCAGCTTAGGGGCCGGCTTCAGCGTTCGCACGCGCTTTCCGTCGAACTCCTGGAAGCCCCAGTTTGATGGGATCTCGTCAAGCTTCGCAACGCCAGGCGCAGCGAGTAGGAACCACCGGTCCATGTACTGCATTACGGGCCAGGCCTTCTCGGGCTGCTTAAGCTCGCGCAGCCAGTCGGACCGCGCGGTCTTCACCTCGTAGCCGTTCAGGTCCATGCCGCGGCTGGGCCAGAGATTCATCAGGACGATGTCCGCCGAGCGGTTGGCGTTGCTGCCAGTCCCGTTGGCGACCTCGAAGAGGCAGGCATAGCCCTGCGCCTCGGTGTAGGTCGATTGCATGTGCGCATTGATGTCGCGCGTGGTCACGCTGACCTTCACCGGCTTGGCCCCCGGCAGCGCGGCCTCAGGCTTAGCCGCAAGGTCGAGTTGCCCCAGTTCTAGAGGCGCGCTCATGCGTCGCATCCCTTGCCGATCGCGCCGGCATCATCGGCCGCCGTGAACTTCTTCCAGTGCATCCAACCTTTTGGACACAGGAAGCCCCATTCGCGCACGCGCGGGCCCGTGACGAACAGCGTCCAACAGGGGATCGGTTCGCCCTTCAGCGTCGCCTCGCGAAACAGCTCGACGCGGTGCGGCGCCGGGCCCCAGCGAAACTTCACATCCCCTGCACTGCGGACGACGGACTCGCGCGGGCCGCCCGGCACGCTGGTGCTGAGGAACCATTCGCGGTACCGGTTGCATAGCAGCCAGCTCAGGTTGAAGAGCCACGGGTGGTCGTGGAGCGCGCGATCATCGTCGCTGCGGAGAAACCGATGCACGTAGATGTTGAAAACCCGGTTGCGCGGGATCAACCACCAGCGCAGCAGGTAGGGATCGTCGGCGCCGCCGATGATGAAGTCTGGGGGCCGGCGCGTGGCGCGCGCGATGATGCGATCAGCGAGTTTCATGGCGACTAGAACGGAAGTCCCTCGGGGATTGCAGCCGCAGGCGCTGGCGCCGGAGCAGCGGCCTCGAGCAGCGATGCCTGCACCGGCCGGACCTCGATCTCCGTGCGCGGCCGCAGCCGGTCGATGCCGTGGAAGATGTGCTTCTCGCGCACCTGGCGGTCGTTGCAATAGACGCCGCGCTGCACGAGGTCGCGCCGCTTCGTGTCGCCCACCGTTGTCGTCTTGAAGCGGTCCTGCAGGATGTCCAGGATCAGCGACTCGTCGAGGTCGGGGCGCTCGGTGGCGTAGAAGATTCGCATCGTGACGGCGACGGGCCCCTTGAGCTGTTGGCGCGCAGCCGGCGGGATCTGGCGCAAGGCGTCGCGCTCGTAGCCGAGGGCCTTATCTGACTTCCGGAACAGCGTCCGGCGCGCGTCCTTCGGGCCGATCGTCACGAGCTCCCGGCTGTTGGCCTTGCTGGCCGGCTCGCCGTAGATGGTGAAGGCGATCATTGCCGACCTCCGAGCGCGGTGAACCCCCCGATCGGCTGGAACGCCGGTGTCTGCCCACGGCGCGCGCGGCTGACGGTCGTAGTGGAGATGTCCAGCGCAGCGGCAAGCGCGCGGCCGGTCTCCGGCGACAGCTGAATGCGCTCGATCAGATCAGCGGAAAGCACCGATCGTGAGCGGCCGGTGAGGCGTCCGGCAATGACCACTCGGACGTTGCCCTTCAGGACATCAGAATCCGCACGGTGCTGCCCCCACTCCGAGGTCGGACCGCAGGCCAAGCACTGAGGGTTGAGGCAGCGCGAGATGTTGCAGGTGCTGTAGACGCGCCAGCGCTTCGGGATCGCCTGGCGCTTCACGATATGCCATACCGCGCGCCGGCCGAGTTGCGAAGTCAGCGCTCCATTCAGGTTCGTGAAGTCAGGTGCCCAGATCTTCGGCATGCCGTTCTGCACGGCGCCGGTCCAGATCCAGTGGCCGTCTTCGTCGATCTCGCAAGCGGCACGGATTTCTTCAATGGTTTGCACTACAGGTCTCCTCCTGAGCTCTTGCCGCCGCGCGCTACGCGCACCTGGCTCGTGGGTTTGCTTTTCATGCACCGAACCCCTCGTATGCCGCTTCATCGTCGAACAGGGGCGACCGCGAAGTCGCGGCTCTTTCCGTGCCGTGCAGCTCGTCGGAGTCGAGGTAGTCGGCTTTGCCGTACGGCCGCTCGAGGTACTGCTGCGAGGCCGGGTGGAACCAGAAGACGAACTTGCCCTCGTATTCGAAGTGCCGCTGCTTGGCGATGCGCACCAGTGCGTCGGGTTTGCCGCGCAGATCGCTGAGCGCCTTGCGCTGTGTCTCCAGCGTCTGCGCGCGATCCTTGTCGCCGAGACGCTTGTCATCGTTGGTCTTCGCGATCGCCGCCTCGGCCTGCTCGATCTGGTCAGCCTTCCGCTGGTCCTTCCAGACGATCAGGAGGTTGTCCACCAAGTCGGTGATCTCGCCGGCGCCCTTGACGTCGAACTTGTCGGCTGGCTTGTGCTCGGTCTCGCCCTTGCGCATGTGCACCACGAGGTGGATGTGCAGGCCAGTGTCCCGCGCGATCGCGCAAAGGCTGTCGACGAAGTCCTTCTGCCCGTTGTAGTCGTCGGACCCGAGCCCGCACTTCATCAGGCTGTCGATTACCAGGTGCTGAACGCCGAGTTCCTTGCGAACGTAGGTCGCGACTGCCAGCATGCGCTCGGCCTTCACCTTGCCGACGTGGTCGTAAATCCACAGGCGGTCATCAGTCCACGCGTGGAAGTCGCGCAGGAACTGTTCCGCAGGGACCTCCTGTCCTGAGCCCTGGCGCGCCATCTTCGCCATCGACGCCGATGGCGGCATCTCCAGCGATGCGAGGCAGACCCTCCCCTTCTTGCGCATGACGTTCAGCATCACGTGCGACAGGCATGTGGTCTTGCCGTGCCCGTTCACGCCAGCCCAAAGCGTCACCTCGCCTGGGCGCAGATCGAAGAAGCCGTTCATCTTCCCGAAGCCGGTGGATTGCCATGTGCTCGGGCCCGCGTTGCCGTGAAAGCGATCGATGACGGCATCGAGCCACGCGCTCGCACGCTTGACCTTGGCCGGGATCGGGTCCTGGGCCTTGAAGTAGGAGTCGAAGTCGATGGAGTCCGGTAACAGGTTCATGCGATGTCTCGGTGATAGGCGCGCTGTAGGGCCTGCTGAAGTCCGCGGCCGATGCGCGTGCCTGCGCTGTTGATGGGGCAGAACAGGAAGGAGTGCTCAGGCGCTATTCCGTGATCGGGCGCTCCGAGGTGGTGAGTCCCGCTGCCAATTTCCACGTCGTGGATGTGCCCGCGCCGGTCCTCGAAGCGGAGGAAGAGGCTCTTGGGCTTGACCTTGGCGATCGAAACCGTCAGCGCGACTACGCGGTCCAGCGGTTCCGAGGGCCCGGCCCACACCCAGACATCGAGGTTCACCAGCATCGACCAGTCGAGGCGCTCGACCGGCACGTCCGAGCGGACGTACAGCGGGGCCGCGTCGAAACCGTCCTGCCGCGTCATCGACACAACGACCGGGCCTTCTGCCGCCATACCGCGGCGACGCGACTCAAGCAGGTTGAGGGCATTGACGGCGTACCACAAGCGGTTCATCGGGCACCCCGCATCCAGTCGTCCTGGTCGTTGGCGCGGTGGCGCCGCTCGTCTGCCTTCGGGGCGTATATGTCAGTCCAGCAATTCGAGGTGGACTTGTCGAGGATCGCCGCGATGTCATGCCCTTCTTCGCGAAACCGCTGCAGCTCGGCGACCTTGAGGTCACGGGCGCGTTCGGTCATCGGCTTGCGCTGCTTCTTGCGCATGGCAACGTAGCCTTCCCACGCCTCGACCGGCATCCAAGGCGGCAACTGGAATCCGAGATCAAGGCCTTCCGGTCCAGGCGCAGCAGGAGGAGGCGGCGGCGCTGCAGGCGGCGCTCCCCCTTCAGACGGAGACGGAGACGGAGACGGAGACGGAGACGGAGACGGAGACGGAGACGGAGACGGAGACGGAGCAGTGCTACCAGCATCGCCGCTTTTGCTGTCAGCATCCGAATCCTTGCTGCCAGCAGACCTAACAGCAGCGTATTCAGGAACTAGCCGATCAGCTTCAGCAATCCCGTGGTGACGTTTTGCAGCGTTCCAGCGCGCCTTAGCAGAGCGCATTTCTGCACCTGCAGCCCATGGGTTGTGTTCCTGCCAGTCATGGATGACGCGCGATCCTTCCGCGCCATCGAGGAAGCCGACAGATTCGAGCGCCTGGACGAACACCCCGGGGTCGCCATTCCAGTCGATGGCAAGCTCGATATCCTCGTCGCTCATGCCGGACAGGTCGCCGTCGCTCCGGTTAACGGAGGCCCACAGGAAGAGGCGAATCAGGAACCAGCCAGCCGCCGCCCCAGCGCGACGAATGAGCTTCTTCGTCTTGGGATGCCCCGGCAACTCTGCCGAGATGCGCGCGTCATTGGGCACCGACGACCCTCCTTGCTTCGTCCTGCATGCGCGACATCTCGCCGGCGACCGAGAAGTAGCAGCAGCCATGCCGCTCCAACTGCTCGATCTGGGCGAAGCGCGCGGCGATCAGGGCGTTCATCTCACGCTCGTGCCGCTTGGCACCGTCTCGATCGCCTAAGGCCTCGCAGAGCTTGATGCGCTTCTCCTGCGCGGCGATGTCGAGCGAGCGGATCTCGGCGATGAGGCGCTGGATGTGGTTCATGCCGCGAGCTCCTCGAGGTCGAAGAGGCTCGGCATGGATGCATCGCGCTCGGCCGCCTTCAGGTAGTGCACCTGGTCAGCGAAGTAGGCGGCATTGAGCTCCGACCCTCCTGCACGCCGGCCCAGCTTGATCGCACGGACGCCGACGGTTCCCAGCCCATGGAACGGGTCATAGACGAGATCGCCGGGGTTGCTATACCGCCGGATCGCTCGGTCAACGATGTCGAATTGGAGTGGGCAGACGTGCTTCTCGACGGCCCGCGCAGACTGCTCGCTATTCAGGGTGTCCATGCGCAGGACATCCGTCCACACGTTCGGGTCCGTGCTGCCGGGCGCCAGGCACATGAACTTCTTTGGCAGCGCGTCACGCGCGCCGAGCTCTTCGCCGATCGCGACATGCCGCTCGTAGTCATAGACGCGGCGCAGGCTGTCTTCCGTGAAGAACTTCGCCAGCTTCGCCGGCCCCATGGCCGCCATCTCAGCGCTCGACATGAGGCGATTGCCGCTCGAACGCCAGTAGTCGTGCGCATCAACCTGCCAGCGCGCGAGGCTGTATTCGGCTGGATCCTTGGTCACGGGTTCATCGGCGTAGCCGCGCGCCAAGTCGGTCTGTGGCTTGCGGAAGATGAGCAGGTATTCCGAGCACCCTGCCCCCATCTTCGTGCCGTCCTTGAGCATTTCGCTGTAGCCAAGGCGATACGTCTGGTTGTTCTCACGCACCACGTCGGTGGTGATCGTGATCACTGCCATCTTCACGAAGCCGTGCTTGCGCAGATGGAACGAGGCTTCCTCGTGGAAATAGTCCATCGTCGGCGCGCCCAAGCCGCTGACCGACTGGAACATCACGCGGTCCTTGACGTGCAGGCACAGCTCGCGGCCCGGCTTCAGGATCCGAAACAGCTCAGGCGTCAGGTAGTCCATCTGCGCCCAGAAGTGCGAGTTGTCCTCGGTGTGTCCGAAGTCGTTGTAGCTGGGCGTGTATTCGTAATGGTTTGCGAATGGGCAGCTCGTCACAATCAGATCGACAGAGTTCGCCGGACGCAGCTGGGCCTCCAACACGCAATCGTTATTCGCGACGGTGAAGCGCTCCCCGGACACCTCACGGCGCTCGATGCCGATCGTCCTGGCCAGCGTGTCTTGCATCGCCAGTTGGTCAAGGCCGTAGGTGCGCACCAACTCGGCCATGCGCGCCTGCTGCTCGTCGTGGCGGCGCCACTTAGCCAGCAGGTCGGCCTTGATTGCGCGCTCGGCCTCTGTATGAACGATGTCGAGGCGCACACGCCCCTGCTGCCCAAAGCGATAGGTCCGGTGAACGGCCTGGATGAAGTCGTTGAATTTGTGGCCGATGCCGGCGAAGACCTCTCGATGGCAGTGCCGCTGGAAATTGCAGCCGCTGCCGGCAATGATCGGCTTCGTGGAAAGGATCCGGTGCTCGCCGTCGCTGAATCCGACGATGCGAGCCTCGCGTTCTTCTAGGTCCTGCGAACCCCAGACGCTGACCGCCTCGGGGACCGCTTCCTGCAGCGCGTGCCGCTCGTCTTCGAGGTCGTGCCAGAGAATGAAGTGGTCAGCGGGATCCGCTTCGACGATCTCGCGCACCTTCGCCACGCGCGCCGGCAGGCTGTCGCGCTTCTCGGTCGCCGCGGCGGAGAGGCCGAGCGCCACGTTCGGGATCAGCAGGCCCTGCCCCACCTTGTCCGCCCCGGCCGCCGTGTAGTCGCTCGGCACCTCGTGCCAGCGCACGTCCAGCTCCGGCAGGACATAGCCGTCGTCGCTGTGGCCGAGGTCACTCGGCTTTGTGATGACCACTGCCCAGCTGGCCACCCACAGCCAGAACTCGGCTTCCTTGTGGGGGTACAGGGTGAGATTGCCGGCCTTCTCGCTGTCGCGCTGGAAGAAGCGCGTCAGGGCCTGGCCCGTATCCATGACGCCCAGGTAGCCGGCGTAGTGGATCAGCTCCTTGTAGCGGTTGGGGTCCGGCGTCGCAGTCGCCGCGAACTTGAACTCGACCTCGGCGAAGGCGGGCAGGAACTCCTGATAGGTCTTGCTGCCGTAGCTGCGCAGGATGCTGGCTTCGTCAAGGCTCGTCGCGCGAAACAGCTTGGGCGTGATCTTGCCCTCGCGCACGCTCTCGTAGTTCGTCAGGTAGATCGTGCGTTCGTCGTCGATCTCACTGTCCGATCGGATGAAACGCAAGTCGATCGCATAGTCGCCGGTGAAGCGCTGCTCGACCTCGCGAAAAAATTCTTGGCGCACGCCGAGCGGCAACACCTGCAGGCACAGGCCAGGTCGGTGCTGCCCGATCAGGCGCAGCGCCTCCAGTTGGGTCGCGGTCTTGTGCAGTCCGAAGCTGGCGAACACCGCGCGGTTGCCGCCCTTCACCATCCAGCGCACGATGTCGCGCGTGTGTGGCTTCAGGTTCGGATTGATCTGCTCCAGGTCGACGTCGAAGCCAGTGAAGCTGGCCAGCGGCATCTTCGAGCGAAGGAACTCGATGTAGTCCATCAGATGCTCGCCTTCGACGCCCGCTGGCGCTTCTCGGTTGCGAGCAGGCCAGCCTCGCGGCCCTCGATGGGCGCCGAGTACTTGGGTCGCGTCTGGAGGCTCTCGTCGGACTTCCTGGACAGGCCGTAGAACGCGCCCGGGTTCTTGCCTTCTTGGCGCTGGCGCTCGTGTGCCGCCGAGATCTTTGGACCGGCCGCCGCACGCACGGTGGCAATGGTCCAGTTGATGGGATCTCCGAAGCCGTTCGTGAATCCGTTGCCCTGGCTGCGCAGGGAGCCATCGCACCAGCGCGCGGGGTTCTTGGGGTCGACCAGACTCATGGGGCACCCCCTTGCAGAACCCGCCGCAGCGCCGCGTTCTCTTCGCGCAGGAGCCGGTTCTCGCGCTCCGTCGCGGACTCCTGCAGCCGCACGCTGCCCAGGTCGTAGCCGCGCTGATGAAGCATCCAGAGGATCGGCGCGTCATTGCCGCACACGTCCATCAGGGCCTCCAGGCGTTCCCACTTAATGCCCTCGCTGCCCTGCTGCCAGCGCGAAAGCTGTGTCTTGTCGACCGGGGAGCCGTGCTTGCGCAGGGCCTCTTCCAGCTGCTTGTCGTAGGAGTAGCCGGCGAGTTCGGCGCAGTACTCCAGGGCCTTCCCCAGGGAGTGCTTGCGGGCGATCTCCGCGGGCTGTGGGATTGGCCGGATGAGGGTTGGCTGGGTAGTCACGCAATACCTCTCTTTTCATTTGCGAGGCATTGCGAGGCTTCGCGGGTCAAAATTTTTTGCATGCTCAAGTCGCTCTACGAATCAGCTGTCGATGTGTTCAGTCCCCTGCTGGCCGAGCACGCGACTGCGCACGTCCATGGCCGAGAGGAAGCCCATCAGGGCCTGGAAGAAACCGAAGGCGCAGATCAGCGAGAACAGCGCCCACCCGAGGGCGCCGATGACGATGAACGCGCAGGTGGCGTAGGTGCACAGCAGGAACAGAGCTGCTGCGAGGAGCGTTTCCCAATCGATGGAGGCGCGCGGGCGGCGCATGGCTCAGGCCGCCTTTGCTTCAGGCGCTGGGGGCGGCCCCACGAGCTCGGGCCAGATCAAATGCCAGTCGTCAGGACGGAAATCGCGACGTGTGAACTCGCCTCCGCATTCCTCTTCGACACCTGCGCAATACGGAACCGGGATGCCGTTGCGCCATTCATTGATCGTGGCTCGCGACTTGTTGAAGCGGCGAGCCAGAGCGGCTTGAAAGCCCTTCCGGTCGAACAGGATGGTCCAGTCGCGCATACCGATAGTATGGCTCAACCGTACACACTGCATCAAGGACAGTCCGGCTCACCCGTACTACAGATTTTGCATGATTCGGCTCTTCCTTATGCTCAATCGATGGGCAACAGCAAGAGTTTTGGATTTGGCGCACGGCTCAAGAAGGCGCGACAAGAGAAGGGGATGAGCGGGGTCGAGCTCGGCCTTGGAGCCGGCGAGAACGGGAAGAACGCGTCGAAGCAATCCGTCTCGGATTGGGAGGCAGAGCGCCACTACCCAAAGGCTGATCAGCTTCGCGTCATATGCCTGAAACTGAATATCGCGGTTGATGATCTGATCTTTGGCGATGTAAAGGAGCACATCAAGGTCATCCAGGCTGAGAGCGCGATTCAAGCCCTGACGCAAGAGCAGCGCATGGCGCTGCTGGCCAAGATGCTCGGCCCCGCGGTCACTGACGCTCGGGTCGAAGAGTTCCTCCCGGCACCCCCAGCTGTTTCTCTTCATTCGGATCTCGGCATACTCGAGTCAGCGCCAGCGCCCAAGACCTACAGAGGCAAGGGGATCCGGCCGCACCATCCTGCCGCCAAGGGGTCCAGCAAGGGACGCAAGCAGGAATGAGCCGTGCCATACCGACTAATCCCCGACAACATCAGCCACGACACGGTCGAGGCCCTCGAGACGTTGCTGCAGCTCGCCAAGGAAGGAGAAGTCACGGGCATTGCATTCGCAGTCACGCTGCGGAAGATGCGCTACATCACCAACGTCGCCGGGCACTGCTACCGTCACCCAACCTTCGCAAGGGGCGCCGTGATGTTCCTATCCGATCAGCTGGCCGCCCTGGTACACGCTCGCGACGATCTTGAAACACGCTGAGGACTTGCGTATGGACAACTTGCTTGCCGCTCCGATGCAAGGTGCGGGCAACGAGACGATGCAGGCCCGCTTCGAAATAGAGAGAGGCAGCGAGCCTCGTCCTCCATCCCCCCTCAAAGCCCGCCACGCGCGGGCTTTTTTACGTCCACTTCCAGACGCGCACGCTGCGCGCCCATATTCCCACCTGTCCGGCTGAGCCGAACAACAAATTACTTCTTATTCTTAACAAGCTGTACGGTTCAACTTGACTGTCAGTGTACGGCTGACCCATACTTTCCATCAGGCACTGAGAGGTTCAGTGCAGAGGAGATGGGCAGATGCACACCGTGATCCCGAGCAAGGCTCTTGGCGCAAAGGCGCTGGACCTTGAGCTGCAGCCGGCCGAGCTCAATGGCTGGAAGGAAGGGAGGAACTTCCGCCTCGATAGCTCGACAGCCGCGCACCGCGCCGCCGCGGTCCAGTTCTGTCGTGACGTCTCCACCGACGCGCTGGAGCAGATGGCCTCGAAGGGCATCGACCTCGTCACGCTGCAGGCGAAGTACGCCGGCTTGGTGGCCGAGAACTCGCGGCTTCGCATGAAGGTTCGCCGGAGTGCCTCGCTGTGAACGGCGCGACCTACCACGTCACCACGCCGGCGCAACTGCAGCGGTACCGCAAGCAGAAAGCCGCCCAGCGCGAGGCCCTGGTGCACACGATTGAGCGCTCCAGACAGCTCGCTCACGCCATGGGCGTGAAGCTTCAGCAGGATGAAGTGACCGAGGCCCGGATCGCAGCACAGGACTCACTGTTTGGGGTGCTGGCATGACGATCAGCAAGCGCGACGCGATGCAGCTGGTCAACGAGATCCGGCGCGCCAACGTCAGTGGGCACGCCATCGTGGCCCGCACCGGCGGCCATGGCAGTTCGGTATACGGCTTCCTCGGTGGTCTGGAAAGCGTTCTGCGGCATTTCCTGGAGAAGCAGGGCTGCAGGGAAGCGGCGGCTGAGTTGGTGCGCGCGATGAATGAGGTTCCCACGGACGCCGAAGTCGCCGCGCACAACGAGGAGATCTCGCGGTGGCGCGCCAAGGCCATCGGGAGCGCGGCATGACCCACGTCACGCACGAGTTCCCACGCGCCTATGAGGCCGCGACCAAGGTCGACCCGCTGATCCTGGCCCAGGCGCTGGACCACATCGCGCGAACCGCTGCGCGCAGCCGCAGCCAAACGCGGCGCCTGCGTTGGATTGAGCAGCGCGCGCAGTTCGCCCTGCGCGGCCAGGAGTACCGGGACATCGACATCGATCTGCCAAAGAGCGCCGGGCCTGATACGCCCGAGAAGCTGAACCGGCGGATGGCCTACCACATCGCCATGAAGCGGCGGCTCTTCGGCGCGCTCCAGGCGTTGCACGCCAACATGCTCGCCCAGGACCTGGAGAACGAGCAGGAGCGTCCCTCCGAGGAGCAGTGCCAGGCTTGCATGCGCGACGCCGCGGCCGTCCTCGCTGAGGCTGCTGAGCAGGAAGGCGGTGCAGCATGAGCGCGCGCCGCATGGCCTGCCCGACAGGAATCGAACCTGTGACCCACAGCTTAGAAGGCTGTTGCTCTATCCGACTGAGCTACGGGCAGTCGGTCGCCAATTATGACGGAGGCTGCGGTGACCAAAGTTAAGTCCAAGAGCGATGGGCTGACCCAGCCCATTGAGATCCTGCAATCGCCTGATGCGCTGCTGAAGATCAAGACCGTTGTCGCAGTGACTGGCCTATCCGAGACGACTATCCGCCGCAAGATCCAGGACGATGGTTTCCCGGAGCCAGTGAAGTACGGCACGCGCTGCACTCGCTGGCGCGCCATCGATATCACCGAGTGGCTGAAACGAGCTATTCCAGGGGCGCTCATGGCAGAGGCCGCGCCTCGCACCACAACTGCGCCCACCGGCAACGTCGCGCCTTTTGGGCTGCGGATGCTCCCTGAGCTGCGCGAGAAGATCGAAGCGGCGGCCAAGGCGAGTGGCCGCTCGATGAACGCCGAGGTCGTGGCGCGGTTGGATAGCACGTTCAGTGGCGGCCGGGACCTGCGCGACTACTTCGCGGCGAAGGCGATGGTACCTCTGATTGGCTGCCTCTGGAGCGCCGAAGATCCCTTAGCCGAATCCAGCGTCTCCGATGCGGCCTACCAATTGGCCGACGCCATGCTGAAGGCGAGGGACGAATGAAGGCCGCACTCCAAGCCATCAACGTCGCGCTGCTGGTGATCGCGGTAGCCGCGGTGGCCGTCTTTTTCCTCGACCGCGCCGTCTTCGGCCCGAACGCACCGGGGCTGTTCTCGTGATCTTCAAGCCCACCAGCCCTGAAAAGGTCGTCGCGCAGCAGCTCTACGAAGCGCGCCGGCTCGCGCTCGAGCACCGCGCGGCCGCAGAGCACCACGCCGCGCTGGCCGACATGTACGACGGCCGTGTCGATCGACTCCAACCCATGAGCCCTCCCGTCACGAAAGGCAAGCCATGAACTCCGAGGACCACGACTTCACGTCCGCCGAGGACCTGGACTTCATCGCCTCGGCCGGTCTGCTCTGGGCCGGTGTTCTCGGCCTGGTGTTTTTCGGCAGCGACGTCGCGCGCTTCCTCAACTCCCTCTTCATCAACCTCTGAGAGCTTCATGAGCAACGTACTGACGATCCAACAACCACAGGGCGGCGCAGTGGCGCACGCCCAGCACTCCGGCCGGATGGAAGTCGCCGAAGTGCTCAGCCACCTCACCGTGATCCAGAAGGTCATGAAGGAGGTGATGAAGCCCGACGTGCACTACGGAAAGATTCCGGGCACGCCGAAGCCGACGCTGCTCAAGCCGGGCGCCGAATTGCTGTGCATGGTCTTCCACATCGCGCCTTCCTACGCGGTCGAGGACCTGTCGACGGCCGATCTCACCCGCTACCGCGTCACGTGCCGCGGCTCGCACCAGGGCACCGGCGTTGTCCTTGGTGAAGGCATGGGCGAAGCGGCCAGCACCGAGGAAAAGTACAAGTGGCGCAAGTCCATCTGCGACGAGGAATGGAACGAGGCTATGCCGGACCGCAGGCGCGAGAAGTTCGGCCGCGGGCAGAACGGCATCTACCGCCAGAAGCAGATCCGCACCGAGGCTGCCGACGCCGCCAACACGGTGCTGAAGATGGCGAACAAGCGCGCCCAGGTCGCCATGGTGCTCAACGTCCTGGCGGCCAGCGACATGTTCTCGCAGGACCTGGAAGACCTGGAAGCCGGCTTGCGTGAAAACATGGTCGACGGCGCCCAGGCGCAAGCGCCGGCCGAGCCGACCTACTACCTGCAGGCCGATTTCGACGCCAACCTCGCCATCTGGAAGAAGGTCATCACCAAGGGCACGAAGCCGGAAGACGTGATCGCCAAGATCAACTCGGCGAACCAGAAGACCCCGCTTAGCGACGCGCAGAAGGAAGTCATCCGCGGCTTGGCCAAGGGCGCCCAGCCGTCAGAAGCGCCTGCGGCCGCACCGGCCTCCACCGAGGCCCCGACGCAGTTGTCCCACGCCGAAGTGCTCGAGCAGCTGCGCGCCGCCAAGGACGAAGACGCGCTCAACACCGCGCTCGACCTCGCCAATTCCATCCAGCGCACCGATGAAGAGCGGGCCGCCGAAGAGGCCTGCTACGACGAGTGCCTCGCCAAGCTGCGCGCCTGAAACCACCGAGGACCATTATGGAAAGAACCGTTCACGCACTCGCGCAAGGCACTCCTGCATGGGATGAGTTCCGCCTCGTCCATTTCGGCGGCAGCGAAATCGCTGCAGTGCTGGGTCTGTCGAAGACCACCACGCGCACCGAGCTGCTGCGCGCCAAGAAGACCGGCATTGCGAAGGAGTTCAGCGACTGGCTCCAGCGCAACGTGCTGGACCGCGGCCACGAGATCGAGGCGCTGGCCCGGCCGCTGGCCGTCGAGTTTGCTCAAGTCGATGGCTTCTATCCCGCCACCACCTCGATCGGCCGTATCAGCGCCTCCTGCGACGGCATCGACATGCTCGACGAGACGGCATGGGAGTGCAAGAGCCTGAACGCTCAGAACGGGCCCATCGTCCGCGCCGGCCAGGTTCCCGAGGAACATATGCCCCAGTGCCAGCAGGTGCTGATGGTCACCGGCGCCGACCGGCTCCTGTTCACCGTCTCGGACGGCACGCGCGAGAACACCTTCCACGTCTGGGTGGAGCCCGACACCACCTGGTTCGACCGTATCCGCGCAGCCTGGGCCCAGTTCGAGCAGGATCTGATCACCTACGAGCCGACCGAGCCGGTCGCCGAAGTCGTCGGCCGCGCGCCCGAGTCGCTGCCGGCGCTGCACATCGTCCTCAGAGGCGAGGTCAGCGCATCTAATCTGGCCGAGTTCAAGGAGGTCGCGCTCACCGCGATCCGCAGCGTCAATCGCGACCTGAAGACCGATCAGGATTTCGCCGACAGCGCGAAGGCGCGCAAGTGGTGCGAGGACATCGAGTCGCGCGTGGCGGCCGCGAAGGATCACGCCCTGAGCCAAACCGCGAGCATTGACCTGCTCTTCCGCACGATGGACGAAGTCAGCGCCGAGGCGCGCGATGTGCGTCTGGCGCTCGAGAAGCTGGAGAAGGCACGCAAGGAGTCGCGCAAGGGTGAGATCGTCGCTGGCGGCATCAAGGCACTGGGAGACCACGTCGCCGCCCTGAACACCCGCATCGGCAGGCCCTACATGCCGCCGGTGGCCGCTGACTTCGGCGGCGCGATCAAGAACATGCGCTCGTTCGACAGCATGCAGAACGCCGTGGACACGGTGCTGGCCAACGCAAAGATTGACGCCAGCGCCACTGCCGACCGCATCCAGGCCAACCTGGCCACGCTGCGCGAGAAGGCCGCGGACTACGTGTCCCTGTTTCCCGATACGGCCCAGATCGTCCTCAAGCCTACGGACGACCTCGCGACCCTCGTGACGGCGCGCATCGCCGAGCACAAGGAGAAGGAGCAGAAGCGCCTGGACGCGGAGCGTGAGCGCATCCGCGCAGAGGAGTCGGCGAAGCTGCAGCGCGAGCAGCGTGAGGCGCAAGAGGCCGAGGACGCGCTGATCGTCAGTTTCGACAAGCACGCGCACCGCATCGAGTTCGACAGCGTGCCCTACATCGAGAAGGCCATCGGGACCTACGAATCGACCGGCACCGATTGGGCGAGCGATTCCCGCCCCCGCGTCGCCGCCGCCTTCCTCGCTGGTCGTGCCTACCTGAAGGAGCGACTCGACGCGGCCAAGGCGCGCGAACAAGCCGTCGTACCCACGCCGGCCCAGGCCGCCGCGGCCGCGCCACAGGAACCGGCGCCCGCCCCGACCGTGATCCCAATGCCGTCGCGCGCCGCCGCCGTGCCCACCAGCAAGCCGACGCTGAGCCTCGGCCAGATCAAGGAGCGGATCGCGCCCCTGCAGATCACCGCCGATGGCCTGGGCACCTTGGGCTTCACGGGGCAGAAAGACCGCGGCTCCGTGCTGTTCCACGAAGCCGAGTACCCGCACATCCTGGCCGCGATCGTCGCGCACGTCCAGGCCATCCAGGCCAAGCAAGCCGCCTGACCCATCCCTCCACTTCAATGACCACGATGCCCAAGACCTACGTCGAACCGCAGCCGTACTCGACCGAGGAGTACCAGCCCATCACCATGCTCCCGGTTGAGTCGAGCCAGATCGCGGAGATCGGCTACTGCCCGGCGCGCAAGACCCTGGCGGTGACCTTCATCCGCAGCCCGCAATCGATCTACCACTACCCGAACTGCGAGCCGCAGCTCTATGCGGACTTCGTCGGCGCCGAGTCGATCGGCAAGTACTTCGGCCAGCACATCAAGCGCCTGCCGTTCAAGAAGTTCCCCGCGCCCGTTGCTGCCTGAACCATGGCGAGCCTCAACACCATGGTCAAGAAGGTCGCCGGCCTGTCCGACACCAAGGATGTGACGGAGTGGGAGAGCCGCTTTATCCGCAACGTGGTGGCCCAGACCCACAACGGCGACAACACCACCAGCCTCACCGAAGGACAGATCGACGTGCTGGAGCGCCTGCACGACAGGCACTTCAGCGACTGAACCCCTTTCGGGCTGGAACAGGCGCCAGGGAAGTTATTCACCCCGAAGCGCCCGGCGGGTAGTAGCGCCCCGGCCCACCTATTCATCTCTCAACCTAGGACCAACATGAAGAAGACCATCCTCGTTCTCGCGATCCTCATTGCCACCGCGGCACATGCCACCCCGGGCGGCGAAGGCAACAATACCGGCTGCAACGGCGTCGGCAACGCGAACTCCCCCTGCGCAGGCAGCCCGGGCAACGGCGGCCAGGGCGGTGCCGGCGGCTCAGCCACGTCGACCTCGCGCGCCGAGGCCCGGGCTAAGGCTGCGGCCATCGCGGCGCAGCGCCAGTCCCTGACCAGCACCATCAACAACACCGTGAACGCGGCGCCGGTCAACGTGAAGGTGAACGTCACCGCGCCGCCCGCGGCGCCAGTGGGCGAAGCCAAGCCGGCAGCCCCGACCGAGCAGCCGATCAAGCAGGCCGCGGCGACCGAGAAGTCTGACCCGCTGATCGTGGCGCCGGCGCAGGACCGCAACCCGGTGAACACGGCCTATTCGGCGCCGCTGACGGCAACGAACGGGACCTGCATGGGGTCGACGAGCGGCGGCGTGCAGGTTGCAAGCCTGGGCCTGTCCGGCGCCTCGACCTGGACCGACGCGAACTGCGACATCCGATACGACGCAGAGGCTCTGCGCGCGGCCGGCCTGGCCAAGGCCGCAATCGCGCGGCTCTGCCAAAAGGGGGATATCGAGAAGGCCATGGCCGCGGCAGGCACACCCTGCCCCAGCAGCAGGGCCGGCGAAGCAGCGCGCGCCGCAGCGATCCTGAACGACGAATCGGTGCCCACGCGCCAGGCAGTTGCTGGCGCGGTGCCAGCCCTCCTGCCCTGACTCAAGACAGCGAACTAGCCGCGCTCCATCGGCTGGACCAAAGAAGGAGAAACCCAGATGGGTGCAGGAACGTTTGATGCAGGCGCGTACCGCGCGTTTTCCAGTACGACCGTCGGCAAGAGCACCGACCAGATCTACACCTCGAGCGGTATGCACGAGAAGCTCAACCCGCTCGGCGTGCGGCTGCGCGAATCGCGCGACAGCGCCGACAACCCGCAGGCGACGCCGATCATCGTCGGACTGGACGTGACCGGAAGCATGGGCATCATCGCCGACGTGATCGCCCGCGAGGGCCTCGGAACGCTGTTTACCGGCATCCTGGATCGCAAGCCGGTGCCGAACCCGCACGTGATGTTCATGGGCATCGGCGATGCGAACTACGACCGCGCGCCGCTGCAGGTATCCCAGTTCGAGGCCGACAACCGCATCGTCGAGCAGCTGACGCAGCTGTACCTCGAGCACGGCGGCGGCGGCAACGGCTTCGAGAGCTACAACCTGCCCTGGTACTTCGCCGCCTTCCATACCGAGCACGACAGCATCGTCAAGCGTGGCAAGCGTGGCTACCTCTTCACGGTGGGCGATGAGGAGATCCCTGGTCCGCTGACCAAGGCGCAGATCAAGACCTTCATCGGCGACGACATCGAAGCCGACCTCTCGACCCGCGATCTGCTGGAGCTCGCGCAGCGCAAGTACGACGTCTTCCACATCGTGATCGAGGAAGGCGGCCACGCCCGCCGGAACCTCGATCGCGTTCTCACCGGATGGCGAGAGTTGCTGGGCGAGCGTGTCATCCGCCTGGCTGACCACCGCCAGCTCGCCGAGACGATCGTCAGCGCGATCGAAGTGGCCGAGGGCCGCGACGCCGAGGCATCGGCCCGGGCCTGGGGCGCCGGCGGTCGCGTCGTGCTGGATGCGGTCAAGCACCTGCCGCGCGGCACGTCAGCTCCGAAGCTCCTGGGAGCGTCCTGATGCGCGCGAGGGTGGTAGTCGGGGCTTCGTTCGGCGATGAAGGTAAGGGTCTCATCACGGACTACCTGTGCTCCACGCAGGGCGCCGGCGTTGTGGTGCGGTTCAACGGTGGCAGCCAAGCAGGCCACACCGTCGTCACGCCAGAAGGGCAGCGCCACGTGTTCCAGCACGTCGGCGCCGGCGCGTTCTGCGGCGTGCCCACGTTCCTGTCGGAGTACTTCGTGGTGAACCCGCTGATGTTCTTCAAGGAGATGGACGCGCTTCATCACCTGGGCGTGCATCCGATGGTCTTCGCTTCGCCTGAGTGCCGTGTCACCACCTTCGCCGACATGATCATCAACCAGCGCAAGGAGGATTCCCGCGGCGCGAAGCGACACGGTAGCGTGGGCCTGGGCATTCACGAGACCATTCAGCGCAGCCAGATCCTGTCGATCACGATGTCCGACCTCTGGCACGGCCAGCCGGGGCGCCTCAAGGAAAAGCTGCGCGAGATCTGCGGCAAGTGGGCAACCTTCCGCAGCGGGAAGCCCATCGAGGACGCCGAAGCCATGATCGAAGCCTTCGTGCACGGGTGCGAGAAGTTCGCGCAGGCGGTGCACCCAGCCGGCATCGGCCAATGCGTCGATCCTGTATTCGAGGGTGCCCAGGGACTGATGCTGGACCAGGACCGCAAAGAGTACTGGCCGCACGTCACGCATTCCAAGACGGGGATGCACAACGTGCGCAAGCTCTGCGCCTCGGCTGGGATCGACCAGATCGACGCCTACTACGTCAGCCGCACCTACGTGACGCGGCATGGCGCCGGCCCGCTGGCCCATGAAGATCCGGCGCTTCGGTTCACAGACGACACGAACGTCGACCACCCATACCAGGGCGCGCTTCGCTTCGCTCACCTCGATGCCGACCAGCTGCGCGCCCGTTGCGCTGATGACTTCGGCTCCCCCGATTTCAACCTGGTCCTGACGCACTGCGATCAGCACACCTTGGACACGCCCTGCGCGCTGCGCAGCTTCGGACCGACGCGCACCGACGTCGAGCGCGTTTCCTGACCTTCACAACCTCACCCGGAGCCCTCATGCCCTTCCAACTCGAAAAGCCCACGCAGATTCTGATCACCAACGCCAACCCGCGCCGCGAGCTGCACGGCGAGGAGCGGGTGCGGGCCATCGACATCGCCTTCGCGCTCACCGGCGAGAACACGCTGCTCGACCTGATCGAACCGGGCCTGCGCGAACACCACTACTGCAACAAGGCGCTGAAGGACGGCCAGGAGCCGCTGCCCGACATCATCATCCCGCTGCCGAACCTGCGCCACCCCAAGCTACCCCTCGCCTACAGCTACGCCAAGGGCGAGAAGTGGCGCGGCTACCGCTTCATCTGGGACTACGGCATCGACGATGCGCACGTCGACTTCACCGACGTGGTGCTGGCCAACCTGCACTACGAGCTCAACGAAGGCGGCAGCGTCACCATCAAGGGAACGATCCAGTACAACGGCGAGGAGCTGCAGGACAACGACATCTACGGCGAGCTGTCGGGCCTGGCGTCGGAAGGCGAGATCTCCGCCATGCTGCTCGCACCAGCAGACCTCATCCCGGCGAAGAAGGGCTACCGGGCCGGCAAGCCTGATACGCCGCCGCCGGCTGCCCCTCCTGGCGAGGGCGGCAGCGATCCGGATGCCGGCGACATCTTCGCGGCGCAGCACGGCGCGGCAGGCGCCGACGACGAAGGCGGCACGCAGGATGTTGACGCCGGCACCGACGACCAGCAGGGCAGCGAGTCGTGATCGTGAGCAAAGACAAGGTCCGCGCGGCACTCGACCGCGCCCAAGATCTCGGCGCCTCGGACATCGAGGAATGCTGTGCCGTGGCCGCGCAGGCGCTGGCCATCCCGATCGAGGCCGTGCTCGAGGTCGCGTATGAGTTTGCTGGCCAGGACGCGGGGGGCGCGACTGCATGATCTCGCCCCAGTTCGTCCTCAACCTCGCCGCGAAGCTGGTGATCGTGCTGTTCGCCGGCTCCGGCGGCAGCTGCACCGGCATCGAGCAGGCGATCGGCCGGCACGTGGACATCGCCGTCAACCACAACGACGACGCCGTCTCGTGCCACGCCGTCAACCACCCGCAGACCCGCCACTACCGCAAGGACGTTCGCGAGCTGTGCCCGCGCGAACTGACCGGCGGCCGGCCGGCGGCCGGCCGGCGGGCTACTTCCACGCGAGCCCGGATTGCACGCACTTCAGCCAGGCGCTGGGCGGCCAGCCGCGCGACACCGAGATCCGGTCGCTGTCCTGGGTGGTGGTGCGCTGGGCCGGCCAGGCCTGCCCCGATGTCATCACCCTTGAGAACGTTGATCAAATCCGGAAATGGGGCCCGCTGATCGCCAAGCGCGACAAGGCCACGGGCCGCGTCATCAAGCTCGACGGCACCGTGGCGGCGCCCGGCGAATACGTGCCGCGGCGCCTGCAGCACCTGGTGCCAGACCCGAAGCGCCAGGGCCAGACCTGGGAGCGCTTCCTGGCCATCCTGCGCAGCCAGGGCTATGTGATCGAGCACCGACTGCTGCGCGCCGCCGACTATGGCGTGCCCACCACACGCACGCGGCTCTTCATGGTCGCGCGCCGCGACGGCCTGCCCATCCAGTGGCCCGAGGCGACGCACGCGCGCAAGCCCGCCAAGGGGGTGAAGAAGTGGCGCTCGGCCGCCGAGTGCATCGACTTCAACCTGCCGTCCCGCAGCATCTTCGACCGGCCGAAGCCGCTGGCGGATGCCACCTGCCGGCGCGTGGCCCACGGCATGAAACGCTTCGTGCTGGACAGCAGCGATCCCTTCATCGTGCCGGTAACGCACAGCGGCGGGGTCCGGGTCCACGACATCCGCGAGCCGCTGCGCACCGTGACTACCGCTCAGCGCGGCGAGTTCATGCTCGCAACGCCGGTCCTGGTGCAGACAGGCTACGGCGAGCGCACTGGCCAGGCGCCGCGGGCGCTCGACATCGAGCAGCCGCTCGGCACGGTCGTCGCCGGCGGCGCCAAGCATGCGCTGGTGACCGCCTTCGTCGAGCAGGCCAACGGCTTCGGCAACGCGCTGCCGGCGCACAGCCTGGAGGGCCCGCTGTCCACGATCATGACAAAGGGCGCGAACCAGCGCTTGGTCACCGCACACCTGGCGCACCTGCGCGGCAACTGCGACGCGCGGCCGCTGGATGAGCCGCTACGCACGGTGAGCGCTGGCGGCCAGCACCACGGCCTGGTCGAGTACCACCTCGCGCCCGATGCTGAGGCCGGCGCTCTGCGCTGCGCCGCTTTCCTGATCCGCTACTACGGCGCCGGCGGCCAATGGGGCGACCTGCGCGAGCCGGTCCACACCATCACCACGAAGGACCGGCTGGCGCTGGTGACCGTCTGGATCCGCGGCGAGCCGTGGGCGGTGGTCGACATCTGCCTGCGCATGCTGGTGCCGCGCGAGCTGGCCAACGCCACGGGCTTCCCGCGCCAATACGTCATCGACCGCGGCCACGACGGCCGCATGTTCACCAAGACCCAGCAGGTGGCCATGATCGGAAACGCCGTGCCGCCCGGGCTGCAGCGTGCCGTCACCGCGGCGAACTACAGCGACCTGTGGGATAAGCCGCAGCGGAGGGCAGCGTGATACAGACCCACCGGACTACAGCGTCAAGAGAAGCCGACGTTGTTTCGAACGCAGCCCCATACCCAGTCGTGGACAGCTGCTTCCAACGCCTGGCCATGCAGCGGCGCCCCGTGAAAAACCATCGAGACCTCGCCACGCAAGTTGCCTTGCTCATCCCGGATCTTGGCTGCCCAGTGACGCGAGGTGAATGTCGCCTCGCAGTTCAACGTCTCGCCGTTCTTCGTGACTTCCATCGTGAGCACCTTCGGGTCTTCCATTTCCACCTCCATCAATTGAGGCCCGCAGTATGAAGCCAGAAGAACTCCGCTCGCTCGCTGATCGGATCGACCATGAAAAGCTATGGCGCGGATCGCCTCTCGACCGTGAACAGCTCACTCAGGAGCAGCGCGACCGCCTGGATGCCGGCGTGAATCTCCGCCGCTACGCCAGCGCCCGCGGCACCGTCATCGATGCGCTGAAGGTGGGCCGCGAGTACATCCGCGGCTACAAATTCACGCGGCCCGACGACTTGAGCACTGATCGCCGCGGCTGCGGCACCAGAGACTGGCACGGCGCCATCAACAGGTTCTCCGACAGCGACTTCTACCAGCGCCCGACCGATGGCCGCAGCAAGGACTGGCCGAAGATGATGTACGAGGCCATGCGCCTGGCCGACGAGGTGCCGCGCATGATCCTGCTGTTCGAACATGAGCGGCGCGGCCTGCCCTCAGCATGGAAGATGTGCGGCCACGATCCGCGCCCGGCAACGCCGCTGCCCGACAACCATCTGCGCTGCGCGCTCGGCAAGGAATGCCGCACCTGCCCATACCTTGGCGCGATCGAGGCCTCGCCGACCATGACGAACGAAGCGAAAGACGAGGCGAAGGCCTGGACTTGCGCCACGCACATCCTGCGCGAGATAAGCGCCGATGTGCACCTGGAGGAGTTCGTCTGGGAAAAGAGCTCCGTCGCGTTCCATGAGCGCATGGTGGCCAGCTTCGCGGACATGGAGCCGCCAGAGCCGCCGCTGACCCAGCCGGAGGGATCATGACCAGCACCACGAAGATCGAATGGTGCGATCACACCTGGACGCCGGTTGTCGGTTGCGATGCCGTCTCGCCTGCGTGCGCCAACTGCTACGCCGCCCTGATGGCTGCGCGCCTCGAGGCCATGGGCCAAGAGAAGTACCGCGGCGTCGCGGTGCGCGCAGGCGGCAAGGGTAAGTGGACCGGCAAGGTCAACTTCAGCGAGGCCGACCTGGTGAAGCCGCTGACGGTGCGCCGGCCCGGCCGGTGGTTCCTCACCAGCATGGGCGACGTCGCGCACGAAGCGCTGACGCCGGAGCAGATCGCTGAGATGTTCGGCGTGATGGCCGTGGCCGGCGCGACTGGGCCGTTCCATCGCGAACAGGACGGCTTTACGCCCGGCGGCACCTACAAGATGCACGCCGCCGCCGAGGAAGTGCAGATCAAGTTGCCGAACATGCTCAGCGGCCCGCACACCTTCATGGTGCTGACGAAGCGCGGCGCGCGCATGGCGACCCTGCTCTTGGACTCGCGGTTCCGCAAACTCGTTTCCCACGCCGCCTACCGGTGGGCGCACAACCGCGTGTCTGCCGGCAATATCGCAGACGGCATCTACCCGGACTGGAGCGACTGGCGCGGAGAGGCGACGAACTACTGGCCCATGCCCAACGTCTTCATCGGCTGCACGGTTGAAGATCAGCAGCGCGCAGACGAGCTGCGCCCGCACATGCAGCGCATCGCGGCCGCGGGCTGGAAGACCTTCGCGAGCTACGAGCCGGCGCTCGGCCCAGTGGACTGGGCCGGCTGGGAGTTCCTGAAGCAGCTCATCAGCGGGGGCGAGAGCGGCCACAAGGCGCGGCCGTCGCATCCGGACTGGCACCGCGCCGCGCGCGACTTCGCCCAGGCGCACGGCATCGCCTACCTGTTCAAGCAATGGGGCGCCTGGGCGCCTGGCAACGGCGGACCCGGCGGCGATCTCTACGAGCGCGATCGCACGAAGGTCGAGTCGGGCATGTTCACCTATGCCGGTGCGTGGACCCCAGGAGGCCCGAACCCCTTCCGCCAGACCATGGACCGCATCGGTAAGAAGGGCGCCGGCCGCCTGCTGGACGGCCGCGAGTGGAACGAGGTGCCGGCATGAAGGCGCTCTCCATCCGCCAGCCGTGGGCGTGGCTGATCGTCAACGGCCACAAGGACATCGAGAACCGCAGCTGGCGCACGCGCGAGCGCGGGACGATCCTTGTGCACGCCGGTCAGGCGATGACGCGCCGCGAATACCAGGACGTGGTGATGTTCTTGGTGACCAAGCTGCCCGCGCAGACGAGGCCGCACGTTCCGCCTTACGAAGCCTTAGAACGAGGCGGAATCGTCGGCCAGGTCGACGTCGTCGACTGCGTCGAGCATAGCGACTCGCCCTGGTACATGGGCGCCGTGGGCTTCGTGCTCGCCAATGCTAAGCCCCTCCCCTTCCAGCCGCTGAAGGGCGCGCTGGGCTTCTTCGAGGTCGAACCATGAGTGAGTCGGTCAAGATCCAGGCCGTCGAGCTGTGCAACGCCATCGGCAAGTGCATGGCCAGCCCCAGCAGCTACGCCAGCAGCATGAGCTCATACAGCTCCGGCAACCCGCGCGCCGTGGCCACGCGAGCACTGTCCGAGCTCGAGGCGGCACGTGCGCGCGACGTCGCCACGCATAAGAAGAACCTGCCGGCCCTGGAGGCGAACAAAGCGGTACGTGCGCGCGTCGAGGCGCTGATGTCCGAGGTCGGCATGCCCACGTCGTACAGCGAGCGCGACCGGAACTCCCGCGCCCGGTACCCGAAGACCATCCGCCACGATGCCGGCTACCTGAGCGACCTGCGCAGGCACTGCCCGACCACCGACGGCTTCGAGATGGCCACGCACACCTACGAGCGCATGCTCAAGGAATACCAGGCCTACGCCGAACGCGCCGAGCAGGAGGCCAAGGCAGCGGACGAGAAGCGGGCGCGCGAGGCCGCCGCCGTGGTGGAGCGCCGCAAGGCAGACATGGAGCTCGCGGCCATGCTGCTGCGCTACGAGCTTCCGATCGAGTCGTCATGGTCCGACGTGCTGGAGGCGCTGCGCTCGCGTGACCAGCGGCTCGACCTGGCCGTGGCCATGCAGCAGACCCGCAGCGACTGGTCAGAAGGCGCCTACCGCGTCAGCTCGGCGCTTGGCCGCTTCCAGATCGAGACCACCGAGGACAAGGACATCGCGAACTGCATCCTGTCGTGCCTCGAAGACTTCGAGGATGGGCGAGTGTTCCGCGACTGCACCTGGAGCTACAGCGTCCTGTTCTCCAGCGCGAAGGACCAGCAGCTGGCCACCGACCTGCAGAAGGCTCTGGCGCAATCCGGGAGCGACGAATGAAGCGCACCGCCCAGCTCTCCCCGTGCGGCACGTTCCGGTACCGGCTCGGCCGCGATTGGACCGAGGACGGAGCTCGCAAGCCGCTGGTGTTCGTGATGCTGAACCCGTCGACGGCAGACGCGGACCAGGATGACGCCACGATCCGCCGCTGCGTGAGGTTCGCGCAGGAGCACGGCTTTGGAGCGATCGACGTGGTGAACCTCTTCGCCTTCCGGGCGACGAAGCCCGAGGACCTGCGGCGCGCGGGCTACCAGGTCGGCCCGGACAACGATCAGCACATTGCCGAGGCGGTGCGCCGCTCTGGCGCTACCTGCGTCGCCTGGGGCTCGAACGCCGCAGGCCTTGAGCGGCCGCAGATCGTGCTGCCGCTGATCCGCGCAGCGCTGGGCGACGAGCCGAAATGCCTGCGCATCACGCGCAGCGGCTACCCGCAGCACCCGCTGATGCTGCCGAGCACCTGCAGGCTGATGCCCTTCACGGCCGCCGCCATCCAGCAAGCGATGGAGGGCAGCGCGCAATGAGCACGCAGCCCGAAGAGCGCGACCTGGCGCACGAGGCCGACATGGAGCGCCTGCGCCGTGAGCAGCTGCGCGCCGACATCAGCCCGGAGGAAGCGGCCGAGGAGTTGGCCGAGCGTGATCACCGTGCCGAACTCGAAGACCGCGCCGCCTGGCGTGAAGGCGCCGACCTGGACGATGGCGAGGAGCTGCTGGGCGATCCGGACGAGTACGACGAGCATTACTGCGTTTGCCAGGCCGAGCACGGGCCCGAGGAACTCGACAGCAACCAATGCGACTGCTGCGGCAGGGCGATCGAATGACCACGAAGCACTTCGCCGCCCTGGCCAGCGCCACAGCGCGCGCGATGGCCGCGGTGCGCACCGAGCACTGCCCGGCCCCTGACTTCCGGCCGGCCGCCGACGTGCGCGCCTCCATGGCCTGTCCGAAGTGCAAGGGGCGCCTGACCTATTCCGCCTCCGCGATCGATGGCCGCACGACCGGCCAGTGCTCGAGCGCCGGCTGCATTACCTGGAGAGATCTTTGACCATCACAGCCTATCCACTGAGCTGGCCGCCCGGCTGGAAGCGCACCGCGCCAGTGCAGCGCACCTCCGGCCGCTTCGGTACCGCTCGCACCCGCGAGGGCAACTCGTGGCGCACCTCCCAGCCAATCACCGTGGCGGGCGCGACGCAGCGCCTGCGCGAGGAGCTCGGGCGCATGGCCGTGCGCGACGATGACTTGGTGCTGAGCACGAACCTGCGCCTGCGCCTAGACGGGCTGCCCCGCTCCGATCAGTCCCAGCCGGCCGACCCTGGCGCCGCGGTCTACTGGAACGATCCCTGGAGCGCGGCGCCCCGCTGCATGGCCATCGACTGCTACACCAGAGTCGAGCAGAACATCGCGGCCCTGGCCGCCACGATCGAAGCCATGCGAGCCATCGAGCGCCACGGCGGGGCCATCGTGCTGGAGCGGGCCTTCACCGGATTCACCGCCCTGCCGCCGCCGATCGTGGCCGGCATGGCGCGGCCCTGGTGGGAGGTGCTCGGCGTGCCGCGCGACGCCGGCGTCCAGACCATCGCGGCGGCCTGGCGCAGCCTCTCCAGCCAGCACCACCCCGACAAGGGCGGCACCGCCGAGCGCATGGCCGAGATCAACACTGCGCGGGATGCCGCGCTGAAGGAACGCTCATGAGCACCACCCTACCCCCTGCAGAGCCGGCCAGTGTGCAGCCCGAGCTTCCAAAAGGCGACGCACACATGGACCCATTCGGCGAAATCGCATTCACCGATGGCCGGCAGTTCTACTACGGCGACCTGTACACGCCCGATGCGGTACGCGCCATCCTCGCCCGCTTTGGCACGCGACCAGCCGGAGAGCCGGCACAGAGCGCCGCAGCCGTGCCGTTCAACTTCGTCATGGAGATTCTGCGCGGCGCTGGCGATCATCTTGGCCGCGTGATGGCAGAGCACCCGTACTGCGATCACGTTCACGTTGTGAAGGCCTACGGCGATGTGTGGCGCTCGATGCATGGCTACGTTCCCGAGCAAGTCGCAGAGCCGGTGATCCCGCTGGACAAGGCTATCGACACCGTCGCTTTCCACGGTGGCTCTGTTGAGATCGAAGCCGCATTGCGTAGGCTCTCAGCAGAGCCCAGCCAGAGCAGCAGTGCTGGAGAGGCTGAAGAGCAACTTCAGCGCGTGAAAGACGCCTACCTTGCGCTGTCCGACGACCACACCAACTACGGGCGCAACCACGAGCGCACCATGGGAAGCCGAGTCGCGTTCTACATGACACTGGATAAGCTCGCTGCCCTCTCCCGGCAAGCGCCAGCAGCCCCAGCGGAGGCGTGGACCGACGACCAGATGATTCGGTTTGGCGGCTACATCGTCTCGACCTCGCTGAACGAGCGGGGCATGAGTTACGCCGAACGTCTGGAAATCTTCCGAGAACACGAGCGTGCACGAGGCAACTCCACTCCCCCCACCACGACCGAGCCTGCGCAGCAAGACATGAAGCCGGTGCCATGCGATCCACTGGACGCTCTCATGTTCGGCGCCAACGTGGCCGAGCACCTGCTGAAGATCGGCCGGGCAATCGGCTTCGGACGTGCACAGCAGATTCTGGGCGAGCAATGGGACGCCCTCCACGACTGCGCGCCTCGCGGCAGCATGGGCGTCACCGTGGGCAAGTGCATCCCGCCAAAGCTCTGGAACAAGCGCAGCCAGGATGCCTACCAGCGTGGCTGGAACGAGTGCCTGAAGGCCGTTGCCGACGCTACCGATCCCCCACCCACTGAAAAGCAGGCGCCTGCGATCACCCGCGAGTTCACCAACGAACTGGGCAACCGAATCAAGATCACGATCGAAGGGCCGACATCCACGTCCGAGAACGTGCTGACCCCGATGGAGGGTGAACGGCTTCGGCGGGCATTGAATGAGCGTGCCGAGCCTGCGCAGCAAGACACGGCACGCCTCGACTACCTGCAACAGCGAGGCGCGACCGTGGAGCTTCTACCTTCCTTGCGCTTCCGCATCGGAGGCTTGCATGCGGCAGTGAACCAAGACATCCGAGCCGCCATCGACATCGCCCGAAATGCGAAGGGAGCCTAAATGGACGAGTGGAAGCTGCTCCCCGTGGAGCCGACAGATCGAATGGTGGACGCGTTCGAGAACGCAATGGAAGGGGCGAATACCCACATCCGCAACTTTCCCGCCGCTTATGCCGCAATGCTGGCCGCCGCACCGAAAGCGCCCTCCGGGCAGCAGGCCGAGCCGACAGATGAGCAGATCGACGCCTTGTTCGATAGCCACGGCTACGGCGTTTCCATGGTGGCTCTCAGTCGAAAAAGCTACCGCGATGAAGCGAGAACAATCCTCGCCCTCGCCGGCCAGCAATCCGAGCGGCCAGCACCAGTGGGGGAGCCGAGCGAGTTGGCTGAGGGATTGAAGCATTGCCTTCGCTACGTGAATGGCGAGGGCTGCATAGAGATGCACGCCGACTTTGCCGCCAAGATCATCGCCTACCTCGCAGCATCCCAGGCCGAGCGGCCAGCGGGGCGCGAGGACGTTGCCGCGCGGCCGCGAGAGCCGGTGCCCGAACTCGAGTCGCTGGAGACCGGCGAGGGCGACGCGGTGGCGCCGTTCAAATGCATGCGCTCCGGCACCATCGCCCCGCGGTGCGGCGTCGGATGCCGCGAAGCCATGCAGAAAGGAATCAAGGGATGACCGACTCGAAGATCCTGGTCACGGCCGCCGAGGCCGCGAGGATGCTGTCCATGGGCCAGTCGACGTTCTGGCGCAAGGTCGGTGAGAACAAGCTGCCGCAGCCCGTCAAGGTGGCGGGGATGACCCGCTGGCGCGTGGCGGACCTGCATGCTTGCATTGCTCCTCAAGCCAATCCGACCACCACTGCATCAGAGCACGCCGCTGCGTGAGGTACTGCGCCCGGTTGTACGCCGCGCGCACCGCGTCCGTTTCCTTGTGCTGCAGCTGGCGCTCGATGACGTCATGCGGGAATCCGGACTGCTCATTGAGCACCGTCGACGCCAGCGCGCGGAACCCGTGGGCCGTCATGCGCCCACGGTAGCCCAGCCGGTACAGGGCGAACAGGAAGGTGTTCTCCGACAGTGGATGCCCCGGGCGCAGGGTTGAGTCGAGCACCAGCGCCTTTTCGCCCGTCAGCAGCCGCAGCTGCTCGACCACGGCGCGCGCCTGGCGCGACATCGGCACCACGTGCGGCAGGGCCTTCTCCTCGTCGCCCTTCACGCGATCGGCGGGAACCACCCACACGGCGCCATCTTCCTTGAACTCCGACCAGGCCATGCCGCGCAGCTCGCCCACGCGCACGAAGGTGTACGCCAGCAGCCAGAGGCCAAGCCGGGTGATCGGCTCGTCATAGTCGTCGATCGCGCGCAGCAGCGCCCCCGCTTCGGTCGGGGGGATGCTGGCCATGGGCTTCTTGGTCTTGCGCGCCACCAGCACCCGGGTGAGCCCCGCGGCGCCGTGGCTCTCGATGTGGCCCACGTCCTGCGCATGATCGAAGACCGCGGTAATGCGCCCGGCCACGCGGTGCGCGGTCTCGATCCTGTCGCCAGCCTGGGCCGCCCGTACCACGTCGACCAGCTTGGTGCGTGGTATCGCGTCGATGGGCATCGTACCGATCGACGGAAAGACGAAGCGCTCCAGCGTGTTCTCGACCTGGATCTGGTGCTTCGTGTTGGACAGCGAGGGCAGCTTGATCTTGAGCCACTCGCGCGCCGCGGCCTCGAAGGTGGGCACGGCCTTGGCCTCGAGCTTCGGCGCTTCCTTGGCGCCGGCGTGCGCCTTCCTCGCATCCGAGAGGCCCATATCCGGCCAGCGCCCATAGGTCCGGGTCTTCTGTTTGCCGGCCTCGGTGTAGTTGGCCCGCCAGCTCTTGCCGCCCGCCGGGGTCACGAACAGATACAGGCCCTGCCCATCCGCCAGCTTGTAACCCTTCTCGCGCGGCTTGGCCGCCTCCACCGCCTTTGCGGTCAAACCCATGGTATCGGCCTCCTCGATGCCATCCCCGATACCATGCCGAGCGGTGAGCTAGGGCGAGACTGGCCGGGGTTTCGTGGGGGCGATTATGAGGGTTCCCCCAATGAAAAAACCCCGCGGCGGGTAGCGCGCGGGGTTCTTAGGGAGGCTCTGGGATTGTTCTTGGCGGAACCGGAGGAAGCCAGAAAGCGAAGCGTGACAACGGGTTAGGCGCCCCGTACCCTGCGCGGTGCCATGAGTAGGCCGACACTGCGGGATTCGAACGCAGACGTCACCGCGGCGATCGCTTGAATCGCTCCGCCGGCACCGCCCCCTTGCGCTTCACCTTCACCCAATCGCTCGAGCGGACGCCCGGTCGGTAAACGCTGTCCAGGCGCTTGGCCACCAGCCCCTCGAGCTTCAGCTGGTGCACAGCCACATCGAAGATCTGCCGAGCCTCATCCGCGGGAAAGTAGCTGACAGGCAAGATCGAAGGCAGCGCGCCGGGTAGGCGCTTCATCAGCCGCGCCTTTCGCTTTAGCAAGGGCAGTCCGGTCAGATCCTTCCCGTTCTCGACAAGGAGGTCGAAGACGCAGAAGGTCACCGAATCTGCGCCCTTGTACCAACCCCTGCGCCTGGCTCGGTCCTGCAGCCGATTGAAGTCGCTGCGGCCGTGCTCGTCGAGCACGCAGACCTCACCGTCGCAGATGTGCGGACCACCCTTCAATTCGGCCAAGCTCTGCGCCACCTCCGGGAACCACGCAGTGCAATCGGCCCCTCTGCGTGTGCGCAGCTGCGCCGCCCCGCTCCCGAACTCCGCCAGCACGCGGTAGCCGTCGAACTTCAGCTCGTAGATCCAGGCCGGGTCGCCCCAGGGCAGCGGCCGCTCGTCCAGGAGCATCGGGGAGATCTCGGCCAACTGCAGCATGGCGCCAGTATGGCGCGCGCGGGGGTGGTCGGCGCTATGCTTCCTCGATGCGAGTCAGGATGAAGCGCCGCTATCGGGACGGCCGCAAGCTCTCCAATCGAGAGTTCGCCGATCAAGAGTGGGCGCACGGCATGCTGCAGCTGGTCCCTGGCGCGCTGCCGAAGCTCGGTCTCTACGAGAGCGGGCCCGGGCAGATGCAGGAGCCGTACGGCCTGCTATACCGGCCCGTGCTCGCCGCGATCTACAGCGACACGATCAGCTTCGCGGGTGTCGAGCGGTCAGCCGGTGGCGCCTGGGTGCATCAGACGTGGTACTGCGAGACTCGGAGCGCCTAGACGGAGCAGTGGTATCGTGCCGTGCCATGAATCAAGAAGAGGTTTTGACGTGGCGACGAAAGCGCCTTGCGCTGATCGTTCAGGAGATGGGCAGTAGCCGCGCTCTGGGCGAAGCGATCGGCCACAAATCAGGCGAGCAGATCCGCGGCATGCAGGCCGGCATCCGACCGATCAGCGATGCGACCATGGACAAGATTGAGGCGCTCCCAGGCCGGGCCGGATGGTTCTGCAGGAACGGCGAAACGCCATCTGCGGAGGGGCTCACGCTCTTGGGTTGCCTGCGCTACTTGCGAGAGAGCCTGGAGATGATGCCGCCGGAAAAGAGACCAATGGCCCGCATTGCGGTTAAGCACTTCATCGACAACCCCGACGAGTTGCTCGAGGTGGCTAAGACGCTTCAGGCGCTCAGCGAAGAGCCTGAGCGCTGACATACGCGCTCATGAGCATGTCGTCGCACCGCTGGGCGCCGAGCGATTCGCCGCATGCGGCAGCGTAGGTGAGGCTCATATCCTGTGCTACCAGGGCTGCTCTGCGGGCGCCCCCAGCGATTGCCATGGGCGCTTCTATGCAGGTGGCAAGGTCTTCATAACCTGCCAAACTGCATTCCTTCATTGCTGACGCAAGTGCCGAGGCCACAATGGCGGCGCCGAAATCTGAAGGCGTCCCTGCATGCTCGGTCGCGCCGGGAGTGCAGCCGGCAAGCAGCATGGCGACAACAGAAACAAAATGTGCTCTCATGTGACGCATTTTGTCAGTCAGAGCCGGATCGTGTCACGCGCCGTCATGCAGTAGTTCTCATTTTTTGGGGGGCAACGGTCAAGCTTGTCTTGGCATGCATGCTGCACATGTCAGGCGTCCGGAGTTCCCGGCATCACTACTAGGAGTTTCCATATGAACCGTGCTATTCGCTCCGCTCAACGCGGCTTCACCCTCATCGAGTTGATGATCGTGGTGGCCATCATCGGCATCCTGGCCGCTGTCGCGCTGCCCGCCTATCAGGACTACACCGCCAAGGCCCAGTTGACCGAAGCCGCAACGCTCGCCGACGGCGTCAAGAAGAATATCGAGTTGAGCTTCCCGCAAGACAACACGTGCCCGGCGAATGCTGCCGCCGCAGTTGGCGATATCGGTATTGCGACCGCCATCACCGGCAAGTACGTGCTGAGCGTGACCAGTGCTGGTACGGCGGCCGCTACCGGAGGCTGCACTGTCATGGCCACGTTCAAAGCAACTGGCGTGAACCCCAAGTTGGTCAGCAAGACCATGACCTACCACCTCGTCTACTCGGTCAATGGTTCGAAGTGGACCTGCGAATCGAACGTCGACGCGTCGATTCTTCCCAAGACCTGCGGTGCGACCGGCGCGCCCATCTGATCTCGCACCCGACTTGCAAAGCCGCCTTCGGGCGGCTTTTTTCATTTCAGCGACGATGCGAGCCCAATGAGAAAAGCCCCCGGCCAAAGCCGGGGGCCACGTTGTGACAGCAGGAACCTTGCTCAGGGAACGTTGCCCATCGAGTAGGACAGCATCGGGGCCGCCACCGAGAAGCGGCCGCAGCGCTGAGCGCCTTCAGGAGGCAGCGGGTAGCTCTTGCCGCGGTAGCTGAAGGGCAGCACGCGGAAGCTCTTCAGGTAGCCCTGGCCATCACACACTGCCAGGCTGCCGGTGCGCTGGTCGTAGGAGTCCGCCAGCTCGGCCCACATCGGATCGAGATCCTTGTCCTTCAGCACGAAGCGCGGGAATGCCGTCTTGCCGCCGTCGAGCAGCGAGAACTGGATGAACTTCACAGCGCGCTCGCCGCGCACGCAGAGCATCAGCATGTGGCTCATCGCGTGCGGCTTGTTGTCGCCCTCTTCCGGACTCCAGGCGATGCCCTGCATGTCCACCGGGAAGTCCTTCACATTGCCCGCGTGCGTGAGGTTCGCGCCCAGGCCGGTCACCTCGCCGATCTTGCGAATCTCCGCGGCGGTGGGCGTGCCGGGCACCTCGGTGATTGGAGTCGTCTGGCGCACCGGCTTGCAGCCCATCACCCACTTGCCCACCTCGTGGATGGTGACCTTGCCCTCGGCCAGCACCGTCCAGAAGGCCGGGATGCGGGGATCGGGCCGCCAGCCGGTGAAGGTCGGTGTCGGGTTGCGTCGCTCGTTGTACTTGTTCCAGTACCCGTAGCCGATCGTGCTGACAATCGCCCGCACGCGACCACCCGCGTCCTCGACCTTGATGACCTTCGGCAGGTGGGGGCTGCTCGCAGGAAGAAAGAACGGCCACTGGTTCTCGGCCATGCCCACATTCGGCAACTGGGTCTGCGCGTTGTTGGAGGGCGAACCGAAGTACATGTTGTTCATGTAGCCGATCAGGGGCTTCAGATCGATCAGGCACTGGTTCTTCTCGGAGTAGCTCCCCACGATCAGCAGGCCATCCTTGGCATAGGTTTCATACCACGAACCACCGGGCTGGAACTTCGCCAAGTTGTCCTTCAGCGGGTAGGCCAGCTCGGCGACATTGCCGGGGTCGGCGCCCTGGGCCACGATGGTGGAGAAGCCGGTCACACCGGTCATCACGCGGCAGCATGTGGGGGCCTTCATGCTGTCAGGCAGCGGCACGTAGCCCATGATCTTCATGAAGCCGATGTTGCCTTGGTTGAACAGCCCTGGCTTGACCCCACACTGCCACTCGTTCCACCACTCATGCCACGGCAGCGGGTCGTCGATCTGCTGATAGGGACGGATGCAGCCGAGTGCTATCACGATCACGTAGCCGTTGCCGTCGATCCAGTTCCATGCCGTGGCGTAGACGAACTCGTTGCAGTCGCTCACGTCCATCGAGGTGACGGAGTAGCCCACCGGGAGCTGCACATGGGCCAGACTGCCCGGAGCGGTGGCGGTGCCGATGTTGAAGATCACCGCACCTCGCGTCTCGGTGCCCTGGGTGGCCACGACCGAGTTGCGCGTCACGCCCGTATCGCCCGGGCCAGCATGGCGAATCTGGTAGACCGGCTTGTCGTCGAGGCGCAAGATGCCTGCGGCGATGTAGTCGCGCAGCTGCTGCGGCACCGGGTCGCGGCCGTCCTGCCAGAACACATCCGGGTTGAGCGAGATGCAACCCCGATCCTTCGCCATCGTGGTCAGGCGCACGACCGATTCGAGCAAGGTGGCGCCCAGCACGAGGCCGGCACCGGAGTTATTGACATAGTCGCCCATCGACGTGTCCTCGGGGCCGCCGAACTGGTACAGGGAGCGCCCGCCGCCATAACCATCGGTGATCGTCCCAACGATGGGAGCGAGGGGCAGCTCGGGCGCGTCGTTCACCACCGAAGCTTCGCCGTATCGCATGTGCATCGCGACAGGCCCAGTCCAGTCCTTGGCGACGGCCACGTAGGCCGACTGCACAATCTGACCGTTGGCGTCGACGATGTCACCAACGACGGGCCCGGGGCCCGGTGGCGGGGCTGCCGGAGGTGGAGGTGGGGGTGCAGGTGGCTCCGGGGCTGGCGGAGGCGCTGGGGGCGGTTCTGCGGCGTTGATGCCCACGAACACGATGGACTGGACTTCGCCGGCGGCACCAATCGCCTTGAGGGTGAACAGGGTCGCGGCCTGCGGGTATGTGTAGTAGGAACCGGATGGACCTCCCAGTACCACATCGGTGTCCTGGTCGTTGGAAATCTCGACCCCAGTGGCATTGTCGGTCTCCCACGAAAGCGTCACGAGGTCGCCCGGGGACACGCTCGACGTGCTGGCAACGAACTCGTTGATCACGGTCGCCGGAGGCGGAGGTGGTGGAGGAGGCGGTTCCGGTGCGGGGGGTGGCGCTGGCGGTTCAGGCGCAGGCGGAGGGGCCGGGGGCTCTGGTGCAGGAGCGGGTGGGAGCGCCACGCCAAGCGACTCAAACACGAAGGTGACGGGCTCGCCGAACTGGCCACTGTCGTTGGCCTGGCTGATGGCGATCTTGATCAGACTCATGGGGGCATCCTTCAGAAATGAAAAAGCCGCCAAGGCCGGCGGCGGGCATGGGGTCCAGGTGGTCAGGGCTTCGCGATGGGTGCGATGCACTCGGCGAGCGCCGCGCGTAGCTTCTCTTCGTAGCCGTCGCGCTGCAGCCGCTCAGCGCGCGCGGCGCGCACGTATTGCTCGACATCGGCGCCCTTGCGCAGCCCCTCAGTCGCGAAGACGGGGCGCTCGGGCTTCAGCGCCTTGCATTCGACGCCCACGGCCGTCTTCACGTTGAGGGCGCCCCCGGTGGCGCTGCACCCGGTCATGAGCGACGCCGCCAGGACGATCAGCGCCACCATGGAGAGGTCGAGCAGGATTCGCCTCGTGCTGCGCTTCATGGCTCTCTCCCCGCGAGTTCTTCGTCGACCTCAGCCTGCGCGCTGGCGCACACGTTGCCGGGCACCTTCTGAGGAGAGGTCAGGATGCGCTGCGCGGTCTGCTGCCAGCCGCGCGCCCTCTTCTCAGCGGCCACGCGCGCGGCCTCGCCCTCCTTGTGACGCTTGTTCGACAGCTCGGCCAAGGCCTCCGTGGCATCGCTGCACGCCGTCGCCGCGCCGCGCGCACTGTCGCGATCGGCAATCGCCTGCGTCTTCGCATCTCGGGCCTTCAAGTAGGCCTTGGTCAAGCCGATGTTCGTGAGCGCGCTCAGACCCAGCAGGATGCCCAGGCCGATGATCAGGTACTTGGAGAGAGGATTCATAGCTCGAGCGGCCGCGCGCAGACGTGGCAGGTGACGCGGGTCCGCAAACCGCGGAAGACGTTGTTGCAGGCCACGCACGTGTTGAGGCTCAGGCCGTCCGGCTTGTCGGCGTCCTGCGGATGGTCGTATGGGGTCGGGTGCGCCACCGCTTCCGCGAGGAAGTACGGCAGCGGAACGCCAGGCTGCTGCGACGTGATCACCACCAGCCCCAGGGACGCCACCACATGGCCCACCAGATCGCGCTCATGACGCGGCCAGCGCTCGTGCGGCTGCCTCGGTGATGTGCCGGCGCTCGGCGATGCCGGTGGTGCCGCCGTTCACGCGCTTGGTGACCGCCGGCAAGTTTCCCATCACCGAGTCGGGCACCGTTCGCTCCCACCATCGAATGGTCGCTTCCAGCCCGACAGCAGGCGTCGTCATCAGGCCAGGATTTCCCACCAGGTCGACGCCGATCGCGGCGCCGGTGGCGGCGTAGTTGTCGCGGCCGGTGAGCTGGATCGGCCCCCTGCCACGGTACTTCCAGCCGTCGCCCGGCTCGACGTTGCCCATCCGGCCGCCGTAGACCTTGTTCGCCAAGGCCTCGGGATTGCGCAGGTACGGGCGCTCGGACTCGAGCGAGGGGAAGCGCGACGGCCACACGGCCATCAGGCGCCCCGGCGTGCTGTAGTTGAGCCCCTCCTCCAGCCGCTCAAGGAAATTGCACTCGTGCAGGACCTGGCCGAGGAAGTCATCGAGCTCAGCATCGCCTGCGCTAAGCGCATCGCCCTTCAACAGCATCGCGAACGCCGGTGACCATCTGGCGGCCGTGATCTGCCTGACGCCGCACGCGATCAGGATGCGGGCCCATTCGAGTTCGGAACGAGTCTTCATGGTCGACCTCACTTATCGGATAGCGGCATCGCCGCGGAGCTCGGCGGATCGACCGGCGCGCCGCCGCGCAGCTTCTGACGCGCATTGGCGATTGCATCGGTGGTGAACCGATCGACGACCCCCAGCCAGCGGCCGCGCGAGGCGCCGGCGACGACGATGATGAGGATCCGGAAGTCGCGAGCGATCTGCGGGAGCGAGACGATGGTCAAGCCAGCCGCGATGCCGTTGTATCCCTGGATCGCGATGTAGGCGAAGCCGCCTCCGATCATTGCAACCACCAGGTCCTTCACCAGCACGAGCCGTATGTTGCCGACGAACTCTTTATCGCTGACGAGCGTCAGGATCGTGCGCCCGGCTCCGCCGAGGAGGCCCGCGGCAAATGCGCACAACAGCGATGCCCAGTCGTACTGGGCGACGTCCTGCGCGAGGCTGGACGCGGCGTATGTCAAGGCGCTGTAGCACAGCAGCCATGCCACGAGGAGACGGCTAGTCGCTTTTTGCATGGAGGATCTCGCGTCCCTGTTGGGCGTTAACGGAGTAGCCGTAGCTGAAGGAGAGCAGCAGTGCGCCGAGCGCGCGCAGCCCATAGGTCCACTCGATGGCACCGAGGTCCATCGGGAGGGAAAGGTTCATGAGGTAGATCCAGATCACCGCCGCGCCAAGGGCCGACTTTGCTGCCACGCTGCGCGGCCACTTTCTCCAAAGAGCCGTCGGATTGAACAGCAGCATCAGAAGGTGTGGCAGCAGGCCGAGTGCGCAGATCGTGAAGGCAGCGACCACGCACCAGATCGATGGCGCCAGGCCTGCCACGCTGCGGATGGGCGACTGCGGCACCGTGAGCAGATCAAGAATCGGCTCACCGATGAGAAAGTAGCCGGCGACTGCGGTGAGCAACGCCGCGTAGATTCGGACTTCGACCTTGTCTTGATTCAGCGGGATGCTCTTCGCTTGCAAGGCGTACTTGCGAAGGTCGGCGACGAAAGGGCTCATTGGGGTGGGCTCCATGGGGGCGGCATCAGGTGACGATCGCGATGCCGGTGACTTGGACCTGGAGAGCTTTGGCCGTGTTGTCGGCCACGATGGCGACCGCGCAGGTGTTCAGGCTCGCTTCCCCGGCGTAAGCGCTGATGACGGGCGTACCGGAGAGGGTCACCGTGCCGCCGACGTTCTTGCAGGCGCCGCTGATGTCCCACCAACCGCAGTCGCCGTTGGCGGTGTTGCGCACCATGACCTGACCCCTGACCTTGAGGCCGCTGCCGGTGACCAGGTTGAACTGGTTCGTCGCTGCGGAGGCTGCAGCGTTGGTCGTCATCGCGGCTGGCGTCGCATTGGCCGTGTTCAGTTGCAGCACGGCCTCCCTCTTCTGGCGCAGGCCGGCGCTGCCAGATTGGGAGTGGCTCGAATGCGCCTTGCAGCCGATCACTCCACGCGTGGTCGCGTAGTGACCCGAGGCGCTGGAGTTGAGGGCATCGGCCAAGTTGTTCTGGCCTCCAGTCACCACGGCGTTGCTGCTGCCGCTGGCCGTATTGGTATTGCCGCCGAGGACTGCGTTGTAGTTGCCTGTACTCGCGGCGTTGCCGGTCCCGCCCCCAATGAAGCCACCCGAAGCGCTGGCGGTGTTGGAGGTTCCTCCTGCGACGACTGCCGAAGCGTTGCTGCTGGTGTTGTTCGTTCCACCCAAGACGCCGCCGTTGTCGCCTGTCGCCTTGTTCCCCAAGCCACCCAAAAGGAATGACTTGATACCGGAAGCCACGTTCGCGGCGGTGCCGTTCAGGTCAGTCTGCAGATCGACCGCGCCAGTCCCTCGCTTGTTGCCGTTTGTGGTGCCGTTGTCGGCGACCTTCACCGTGATCGCGCCAGTACCCTTCGGCGAGAGCGCGACATCGACATTCGTCGCGGCGTTGGTCGCGAGCAACTGCACGACCGGCACCGTGGCATTCGGAGCGGAGGTGTTGACCGACTCAGTAAAGTTCGTCAGGCCCGCGCCACCTGCACCACCCGGAGGGAAGAGCCCGGCAGTCCCGAATCGCTCGTCAATCCAGGACGTTGCCGTCGTGGCGTTGGTCACGATCGAGTACAGGCGCCAGTAGTTGGCGCTGTCGTTCCAGTTCGTGGTTGCGGTCGACACCGAAACCACGAGGTCCGACTTCTTCATCACGACATAGTTCGTGGCGCTGGCGGTCAGCGTGACGGTGCCGTTGGCCCGATCCACGCCGCTGATGCGACCTCCGAAGTAGCCCCACGTCAGAAGGCTCGACGTAGTGGCGTTGCGAGCCCCGATCGTTGCCGGCGATGCGGCGTCGAACGTCTCATTGACGGTAGTAACGGCCCCGGTGCCTTCGACTACGCCGGGCAGCAGGGATGTGGAACCTGACATTTAGATCACTCCTTGGAACGAGCGACCGCGGCCGATCGCGTCGCTTACTTGATAGATGCGGACGTTGAGCGTGGCACCAGGCGTCAGGCCCATGGCCGTCTGCTGTGCGCTCGTGACCAGCAGGGATCGTGTTGAATTGGCGCTCAAGGTGCCGGCCAGCGTGGTAAAGCCGCCGCTTGTGTAGAACTCGACTTCATAGGTTTCGGTGGTTTCTCCCAGAGGTACGACGCCTCGCAGGAAGTTGGAAGACAGGCGCGTTCGCCGCTGCCATGTCAGCGTCTGGTCATTGCTCGCGGAGACCGACTTTCGGGCATCCCACGGCGCCAGTGGCTTGAGGCCCTCTCCCGTGTTGGCGTAGACGATGGAGGCAACAGAATCGACGCTGCGACCCTTGGAGATGCCGCGATAGCTGCGCGGCATTCCTACCGTCCCGGCGTCTGATGACGGGCGCAGCATCCCGGACGGCACCAGAAGCACGAAGATGTCGCCAACGGCATGAGTACTGCGTGCCCACTCTGTGCCCTTCAGTCCGCGCATGAAAGTTGACAGGGTGTAGCGGCCCGATCCGAGACTGTCGGCGGTCTGAAACTTGATCAACTCCCACCGGCCAGGTGCCCCGATGGCGGCGACGTTGCTCGTGCCTGCCAGGAGAACGTCCCGCGTAATGCTGCTCAGCGTGTCGTCCCCCATGCTCACCGTAAGCGTATTGATGGTGTCAACGACCACGCGGCTGCCGAAGGTTCCCAGTGCATCCTCAGAGAAGCCGATCGGGGCATTCGTAGAAACCGTTCCGCGGGAGGTCAGGTCGCTATCGTCATTTCCGACGAAAAGCTCGGCGCCAGACCATCCTGAACCGGCTGCATCGAACGCGACGTAAGGGCCTGCGTTGTTGTCTTCGTCCCGGAGGATGGCCGAGTCGATAATCTGCGTCCGCGTGGCTGGCTCTAGGTCTGCAACCTCCTGCTGCACGTAGTCGTTCGCTCCGATGGCGGTCTGTGTGTATATCTCCGCATCGCCAGGCTCGACGTTTAGCTCGATCAGCGCACCCGTGTCGGTCTGACTCATGATCCGCCACAGACGAGAGGTGCCGCGCGGGTATTCAACCGTGATTCCATCGCCAGGGCTGAGGAAGGCGTATTTGCGCGAGACCTTCAGGCTGCGCGTGTTCTGTGCGCGCCAGCGCGCGAACAGGATCATCTGCGCGACCTTCTTGGCGCGGTCGGAGTCGGTCGCGATCGGCAGTTCGATCGTCAGATCCTCGTTTGCCTCTGTGACCTGGCGCGTTTCTTTCTCGGTTGCCGTCTGGTAGTCGAATGTCTCCTCGACATAGCTGACAGCAACGCTGCGCGGTAGATCAATCTCCTGTGCTCGGTTGAGCGGCATTGCATCCGCTGGCTCCGAACCATCCTCTGCCTGACCGAGCTCGTCATAGGAGATCGTGGCTTCTGAGGTGATGTCCTCATACTTCTTGAACTTGATAAGCCCGTCTTCGTCGACCATGTAGATCGCGAAGGCAGTAAGCAGCGGATCGATGTTGTTGCGCGCGCTGGCCGGGTTCTGGAGCTTGTAGCCGTGCAGCGTGTCGGCATCAGGAATACCGCTGACGTCATAGCGCGTCTCTCCCGCGCGCTCGCACTGGTCGGCGATGATGTCCGAGACCTTGACCTCATCTATGGAGATGGCGCTAAACCGAACCATCTGATATGACACCTGACCGACCCCTGTGTCGTTCTGGGCCGGCCCGATCAGGCAATAGGTATCGTTGCAATCAACGTCTGCGTAGTTCGCCGACCAGTTGATGACGCCTGTATCGACGCAAAGCAAGTCCCAGGCAGTCCCGACCTTCCAGACTGGCCGATTTCCAAGGCTGTCCGTTGTCAGGGCCACGACATAGACGCCCGTGGCTTTGGTGATCACCCGAACCACCGGGCCGGTGGCCATGATGGTGGGATTCTCGATCGTGCTGATGACCGTGCCGGAAGAGTCCATCTTCACAAGCTGAAACTTGCTAGAGGTGAACGTCACCACATAGATGTACTCTTCGTAATAGCCAACGCCGCGAGGGCTGGCCGGCAGAGAGACGACGGTTCCTGCCGGCAAAAGCACGACCTGTGCCGCGTCCTTTAGGAGATAGGTGCCTGAGACCTGATCCTCGATCGCATATTCAGCATTCAGCACGCACCATGCGCTCGAAGTCGTGCCGGCGATCAACTCCGTCTCTGTGCCGGCGTCGAAATTAACGAGGCCGTAAGCGAAGTTCGCCCCGGAAACTGAATAAGGGTGGATCGCCTTGGCTGCGTTCGATCCGCTCACCGGGACGACCGCCCAATGCACAGCCGCAGTCGTCAGGGTGGTTAGCGCGGACGGAGGGGAAACAGAGGCCCCACGCTGAATGCGCGTGACGCGGACGGCCGACGAGTTAACGGCCGGGTAGTTTTCGATCTGAACGGCCTCGCCGTTGACCATCGCGGCGTCGCTGTCCCCGTCGCCCTCGGCAAGACCGTACAAAAGGCGCTCGCTCGAAGCCGTGGCATTCGTCGAGAGCACGAACGAGAACTGCGGCACCCGACCTCCCGGGCACTCGATCGCCTTCATCGAGATTGAGACGACCCCGCGGTATGCAGGCAAAGTGCCGGGGCCGCCTTGGTAGATTTCCTCTACAGCGTCCGGCAGTTGGTCCGAGTGACCCTGGTACAGCGTGAAGAACGAATAGGGGTTCTCGGCACTGGCCAGCGCAGAGCCTACTGAAATGCCCGTGCTGTCGTCCCAAATCAGCTTGCCGTCCTTGTAGATCTTGACCAGATTGACCGTCGACCCATCGCGCGGCGTCTCGCACAAGGCGATGCGCATGTGCACGAAGTAGCGGTAACTGGTGTGCTCCGCGCCGCCCCCCTTCCCTGCCTCCTCTGTGGTTGATGTCTCGATCTTGTCGGTCGACCAGATGACATTGCCGCCGATGCGCTCCGTTCCATAAAGGATCGGAATTCCTGCGCCGTAGGTGCTGACCTGGACCTTCAGATCATCGAGGCGCGGTCCTTCCGTCTTCTCCTTGGGCGTCAGCAGACCGCCCACCAGGGACCCGACCACGAAGCCGAGCTGCGGATAACCGAAGAACGACCCGACGACGCCACCGACGACGCCGAGGACGGATTGCATGCTCATGCGGAGATCCCAGGGAAGCGGAAGCAGCCCATCAGCGAAGCGCCATAGCCGCGCAGCCAGTCGTCGGAGAAGCGGTGCTCTACGACCTTTCGTGGGGCCTGAGAGAAGGCGTGAATCAGGGACAGGCCGCCGTGCACGTAATCACCGAAGATGCCGATGTGCCGGTTGTTGGCGAAGCGCATCACGGCGACATCACCCGGCTGCGCGGCGGCGCGCGGGATCTCGAACAGGTGCTCGCGGCACTGCTCGAGCATCGATTCGTCCTTGGCTTGGCGCGCGTAGTCGCGGGTGTCGAAGTCGGTCAGCGCGAACTGGTGCGCGACGAGCAGCACTAGCCCGAGGCAGTCGACGCCTTCACGGCTGCGGCCCTGATGCATCCAGGTGACGCCAAGATGCGCGCGTGCCGCGGTGACGATGTGGGCCCCAGAAACAGAAAGGGCGCCCTGTGGCGCCCCGTTGATGAGTTCGGAGGTAGTCATGGCTGGGCGGCTCGGCGCAGAACTTCATGCGCCGTTGCGGCTGCGCGGACGATGTCGAGCGGCGCCACAGTTGGTGCCTCCTGCACGAACGAAAGAAACTCGGCGATCGGCATCGCATGGCCGCCGATGCGTTCGGTGCCATAGAGCATCGGAGGCCCATTGCCGTAGGTCGACTTTTCGCTCATAGATTCGTCCCTTCCGTGCCGCCCAGGCCGAGCACCTTGTCTGAGCCCGGCACCAGCGGGAAGCCGCCGAAGTTGGGGCCGTTGCCCCATTTGGTGCGGCAGTCCTCGTCGAAGCGCTTACGGCAACCCGGGGTCAAAGAGTAGGTGTCACCGACGGCCGGATTGAACGGCAGCGGCAGATGCAGGACGAAGACACCCGAGCCGAAGGAATAGATCTCCATAGAGAACCCATCGTTCTCTCCGCTTGTGAACGTGATCACGCCGGCACCGAAGTAATCTGCGACCTCGGCGCGCGTGCTGTCGGTGAAGGTCCGCAGGTCAGTGAAGGCCGTCAGGGAGCCGGTGACGGTCAGCGGCGCGAGATCCTTCCGGCAGGTATCCGGGTCGCCGAACTTCCAAGGGCAGCCCTTCGTGAACACCCGGCCAACCACCTTCTGAAGCGACTGGGTCACCCCGCGCACCTCAGCAGTGAAGGCGCTCCGGCCGGCCTTGACGTCTCCGATGTTCCCGCTCTGCAACGACAGGATGCCCATCGACAGGTCACGGAAGTTCACCTCGAACACCGTGACGAAGGCGCCATCCCAGAGCCCGGCGAACAACTCCTCCTCGTCGACGCTCTCGGCCGCCATGGTGCCGTTGACTTCGGAGTTCGCGACAGCAGCGGTCGCCTCCTGGCTGATTGCGGTCGGGTTCAGGCCTTCCTTGGCGCGGTAGACCTCACCGTTGATCAGGAGGTCGCGTGCGCAGGTTGTGACGCGCACCACCTCGCCGTCCCGGCGCTCGAACCTCCATTGGCGGGAGATCGTGGTCGAGTTCAGGCCGTAGTGCGCCTTCAGCGCAACCGAGATCGTCTTGCTCATGCTTCGCGAATCTCGATGAGCCGGATCGAAGGCCCGGCAACCAGACGATCCTCATCATCGCCTGGCCTGATGAGATCCCAATCCATGTCGTCTTCGGCAAACTGCACCGGCACATGGAACGAGCCAGACCAGGTAAGCGCCTCGTCAGGCTGCGGATACTTCTTGCCGGTGCCGGCGGCGTTAATGGTCTTGCCACCCGTGTTCGTGGCCAGCGTGTAGACCGCGCCTGCGATGTTGGTGATCTGGTGGCTCAGGTTGTTCAGCAGCGCTGCATCGGCACCGGTCAGGTCCTGCAGCCAGAGGCGCCCACCGATCACGAGACCGGCTAGCCCGGCGGCGAGCGTGACCTGAGTCGTGGCCCCGACAGTGACCGCATTCACGTTCTGGGACGCATCTGCCACGAACGTAACGTAGACAGGCGCGGCGCTGAGCGACGCATTGCCTGGGGCGGCGCCGATCGTCACCGGCGAGCTGCCTCGGAAGAGCGATGGCGTTCCGTTCGGCCGCGTGCGCACGACGGCCTTCGTGCGTGTCGAACTCGCCGCCTTCTTCAGCTGGCGAAGACCATAGAGGGGCGTCCCGTTGCCGAAGCCAGGAGTGCCGAACTCGACGCCTGCCATGTAGCCTTGCAACGCGCCGGTGGCCACCGTTACCGAAGAGTCCTTAGGGTCCTTGAGGAGCATCCCGTAAGCGCCTGCATCGGTCACCTCGTAGAGGCCCTCGATCTCCTGCCAAAGATCCAACTCCATCGGCTTGACGCCCAGCAGATACTCGCGCAGCGTCTTGTCGTTCACGACGTTGACGGTCGCGTAGCCGCCCTGGTTGACAGATCGATCGTTCTGGCGGCGCTGCTTACCAGATGCGCCGGCCATGATCACGCACTCCGGCACGATCACATCCTCGTACACGACGATGCCGCTCATGAGTTCCTCCGGATGGCGACATCGACCGATTGCCCGGTGCGACGCGAGATCTGCGCCTGGGTTTCACGACTGGCCGGCTGCTGCAGCACAAAGGTGTTTTTCACCGAGATCGAGCGTCCCTGTGACTTCATGGGCGTGACCTGTCCGGATTCCTTGCCCATCATGAGCAGCGTCTTGTTGCCCATCGTCAGGAGCTCGGGACCGTTCTCGGCGACTTCGTACATGGAGCCGGCATTCGCCGCGCCGCCGAACGCCCTGCCGGCAAAGTTGTTGGTGTAGCGGAATAGCCCATCAAGGCCGGTGCCCGCGGCATTCGCCATCGAAGTCGCCGCGCTGTTGGAGAAGCCGCCGAAGGCGCCGGCGATACCGCTGACCAGGGAGTCCAGGAATCCACCGCCGGAACCACCCAGTCCGGACGAACCGTTACCGCCCAAGGAGAAGCTGGCCTGGTTCGCTGCCTCGGCCAGGCTCACCAGGGAGGTGGCCGCTGTATTCGAGCTCGTGGAGACGCTGGCCAGGCCTGCGCCGGCACCCGACGAGCTGGATTTCGAGCCGCCCAGGCCGAGGAAGCCAAGCCAGTTCTCACCGGTCGCCTTGTTGCTCGTGAGGCCACCGAGCAAATTGCCGATCAGCGAGTCCCCGTCCTTCAGGCTTCCCTGCAGCCATTCGGCCAGTGGCTTGGTGATCTGCTGCTCGACAATGCCGCGCGTGATCTGCTCGGCGATGCGCTTGCCGATGTCCTTGAAGGAGGATCCCTTGTCGCCGGTGAGCAGCCCGGTGATGCCATCGGTGACTCCGCCGAGGCTGTTCGTGACCAGGTCCTGGGTTCTTTTCGAAGCGTTATCGATCTCGTCGATGTAGTTGGCCAGCGCTGTGGCCGCGCCGGTGCGCCAGTCTTCGCGAAGGGCCTTTTCGCGATCGAAGTAGTTCTGCAGGTTGGCGATCTGCTCGTCGAGGGAGGCCTTGATCTTGTCGACCTCCTCCTTGTAGGCGTCGGAGCCGAGCTGGTTCTTCTCAGCGGCATCCTTCGTGAGCTGTCGCAGATAGCGCTCGTACTCGGTCCTGATCGAACGCTGAGCCTCGACCTCTTGGCGGGCACGGTCGCCTAGGCCGAACGCGGCGAGACTGCGATCCTGCTGCTCCCCTCGGCTCTGCGCCGACGACTCGATCGAAATGTTGATGCCCTGGATCGTGCGAGCGAAGTCGTCCGCCTGCTTCTTCTGCTTCTCGAGCTCCTTCGTCGCCTTTTCCCGTGCCTTGACCTCGTTCTCGATCTCGACGTTCTTCTTCAGCTGCGCCTCGATCGCCGACTGGTTGGCCAGCAGGCTCTTTTGATCGGCCGTGAGGGTCTTCTTTTCCTTGATGTCCGCGATCTGCTGCTCGAACCTGGCCAGCTCACGCTGAGACGCGGTGAGCTTCTCGTTCTGCGTCAGCTGCTCTTTCAGGGATGCCTCGGTCTCCCGCAGCTGCATCAGGTACTTGGTCGCCGCATCGTCCTGGAACTCACGCGCCTTCGGGCCCTTCGGGTCCTTGTACTTCTCGTTGATGGCGGCGACGCGCTTGTTGTACTCGTCGCTGCTGAGCCCGACAGCCTTGGCATCCCGATCGAGCTGCTTGATCTCGTCGGCACGCTGCTCGGCGCGGGAGCGAGTAGCCTTCTTCTGCTCGTCGAGGCGCTTGCGGGCATCGATCTGCATCTTGTTCGTAATGGCCTGCTCGCGCTCCATCGCAGCTTCGGCGGTGGCCGAACGGGCAGCAAGGCGGCGCGTCTCGGCGGCGGCTTCGCGATCTGCATCGCTCGTGGTCGCGTTGCTGATCAGGCCCCGCAGGCCGCGCCCGATCTCACCCGGCAGCAGGGCAGGCGCCAGCGCGGCCGCGCTCCACCGCGGCATGGCGTTCTCGCCGGGACCGTCCGGGCGGCCGATGCCGAGGATCTGGTCCCAGCCCTCCTTGGCAACATCAGACACGGTGCGCCAAGCGCGCTGGATGATGCCGAGGTTCGCCTCGAGCTTGGCCGTGCGCTTGTCCATCGCATCGGCATAGGCGTTCTGCGCGATCGATGCGGCCTCCTGTTCGCGGCCGTTCTCCTGCGCTGCCCTGATCTGGTCATACACCGCCAGGGTCAGGTAGTTCATGCTCTCGTTGAGCTTCTCGCTGGCCCTGACGGGGTCCTTGCCGAGCTCAGCGAACTGCTTTGCGGTGTCCTCGATGCTGGTGCCCACAGTGCGGCTGATCCGGACCGCCGTGGCCCCGAACTTCTCCAGGTCGGTACCGGCAACCTGGCCAGTCGCCGCGATGGCCGCCAGTGCCTCGGCCGCCTGGTGCTGAGTCCCCACCGACGCATCGATGTTCCGGGCCATGATCTGCAGCTGCGCGGTCGTCAAGCCCGCAACGTTGCCGGTGAGCACCAGCGCTTTGCGGTAGTCGTCGGCTTCCTTGGAGCCCTGGAAGTAGGCGACTCCTAGCGTCGCGACGGCCGCCGCGACGACGGTGAAGGGATTGATCAGCCCCAACAGCGCGCCGCCCAGCGCCTTTGCCGCCGGCGTGACCCCGCCGAACATGTCGCGCAGCTGGCCGCCCTGCTGCAAAAAGACCGTGAGCGGCGCCTGGCCGCCCTGCAGCGAGGTGACGATGTCGGTGACCTGCGCCGGTACTCCTCGAAGCGCCGCAGCCGTCTGGGCGGCGCTCTGGCCGTACTTGTTCAGTTCCTTGCCGCCCTTCCCCAGCGCCGCCTCGGATTCGCGAATCCTCGCGATGAAGGGAGCCGCTTGCGCCGTGACGCCCAACTGCGCGGCCTGCAGTTCCAGGAGCTGCGAGCGCGTCTTGCCGATCGAATCTGCCTGCAGACGCAGCGAACTGACGAAGTCCTCCTTCCTGGTCTGAGCCTGGGCAGCCTCGCGCTGCGCACGCGCGAGATCCCTCTGGGCCTCCGCCTGCTTGGCCGTGGTCTGAGCGGCCGCAGCTTGGGCCGCCTCGGCGGCCTTGATCGCGGCGATCTGCGCCTGGACCTGGGATGTCACGCCGCCCTGCGCGGCCCGCAGCTCGAGCACTTCGCCGCGAGTCTTGCCCACGGTCTGGCTGTATCTGTCGATCGTGGAGATCAGCCGCTCTTGCTCGCGCGTGAGCTGCGCGGACGTGACGCTGGTGTCCTTCGTCGCCTTGGTCAGCGCCGCGCCGGCCTTCGTGCCGGAGCTGACGGCGGCCTGCTCGAAGGCTTTTACTGCCTGCGTAGCCTGCGCGATGCCCGCGCTGACACCGCTGGCGTCCGCTGTGACCTCGATGACTGCTTGGCCAATCACATCTGCCATATCACTTCCCCGTTGGCGGCGCGCCATTCCTGGCGGCGTTGCCCGTCATCTGGTTCTTCAGGGTCTTCGCACCCGCTACGGCGCTGGTGGTCGCATCGAGCCGACTCATCAGGAATGCGTCGTCAAGCGCTCGGATCGCCTGCACTTCCCAGGGCTCCGGACGGAAGCGCTTCAGGTCGAAGAACGCCCACATATCCGTCCAGGCGATGGCGTTGATGCTGAAGCCCGCGCCGCGGGCCGCGCTCAGGTCCTGGTACCACTCCCACACGTGGGCGGTTTCGATCGGGAGCGCCGGCAGCCGCTCCAGCTCGGGAGCAACGACACCGGTCTGTTCCCGGATCTCGATCAGCAGCTTGAGCCGGGTCTTGCCCGTCTTCGGATCGGGCTTTGACAGCGCGAAATGCGCGCGGGCGAACTCAAGCAGGGCCGCCGTCAGGCCCCTTCGAAATTTGCCTCGTTCTCGATGGCGTTGAGCAGCCGGCGCGCCCAGTTCGGCCTAGCCTTGAGCACGCGAGCGAGGTTCTCGCGGCTGAACTCGGCCGGCTGGCCGTTGGCTTCGAAGCCAAACCAGCCCACCGTGCAGGCAAAGATCACCAGGTCGCGGCGCATATCGCCACCGTCGGCCGCGACGGCGGCGCCCTCGTCGGTCTTCATGTCCAGGGGCGCCTTGCGGGTGTTCGCCTCTTTGATGTTCAGGATCTGGATGTCCCGCTCGACCTTGTTGTATTGGTCACTGCCGGGGCCCAGCACCTTGAATCCGACCGGATCGCCCTGCATGGGCTTGCCTTCGGCGTCTTTGCCGGCGTCCTTGTGGCCGACGATCAAGTCGAAGGTGGTGTTGGTCGATTGCTCGAGCGCGTCGATGTCGAATTTCATGTTGCTTAGCCGGTGGCTGTGGTTGAGAAATAAAGGTGCGCGCGCCATTCGTCCGCCATGGGCGCGTCGTGGTGTTCGGAGAATGCGGGGATGCCTGCCGTGAAGTGCAGCAACTTGGCGTCAGCGTTCACGCCGTGCTCGTCGGCCAGCCAGTTCCACTCGGCCGGCAGCGCGCCGATTCGTTCGTCAGGCAGGAATCTCAGCTGCAGCAAGTGCAAGGGGTCCGCCTTGGCCACGTACTCCGGCGTCAGCTTGCGCCAGCCGAAGTGGTTGCAGTTGATCAGCATGACACTCGCCCACTGCTTGCGCTCGTAGTCCGCGTTGTCGGCCTCCATGGCCGTGCCGCGGTACTTGCGCGGGTGCTTGGTCTGGTAGTCGTGCTTCACCACCTGAACGGCCATTCGATGGTCGGCCAGGGCCAGCATCTCGCCAAGATCGGCACGGCACAGCATGTCGCTGCCGTCCACGAACACAGCCCAGCCAGTCCAGTCCTGCAGGTAGGGCACCAGGAAACGCCGAAACGTGAAGGCGTTAGAGCCCTCAGGCTGCGCACCGAGGTTCATCCTGGTGATGGGCGTGAGCGACAGAGGCTGCCGCGTGGTCGCGATTACCGAGCGAACGAACACGGTCGTACCCGCCTCGGCCCGCTCGTCGTGGCCGAAATAGATGTTGAGCATGCCTTCAGGCCTTGCGCGCTTCGAGCCTGAAATCGCGATGCTCACGCCCCGCGGGATGGAATTGCGTGGTCCGTTCCACGATGCTTGTGAAGCCTGCCTCTTCGACGATCGGCGCCAGCGTCGAGAAGGTGTAGGCCCAGCGGTGCAGCATGTAAGGGTCTTCGTAGCGGTTGTCGCCGAACAAGCCCCACATTCCGAGCTGGTCAGGGTGCTTCCCGCCCTTCGCCCGTCCGTCCAAGATGTTTCGGCAGCACTTCAGCAGATCCGGAAGCTCGAGCACCAGGAGTCCACGCGGCCGCAGCAGGCGATGCCATTCAGCGAGCGCCGCCTTGAGTTCCCAAGGCAGGATGTGCTCGACCAAGTGAACTGCCAGTACCTCTTCGGCGACACCGTCAGCGAGTGGCACCTTGTGAGCTGGCGCGATGATGTCCGCAGCCGGGCGCTCCACAGCGTCCACGCCCGTGTACCCAGGCAGCCGACGGCCGCCGCATCCGATATTCAAGCGCATGTGATCCCCTTGGCGAAGGCCCAGGCCTGCGCCGCTTCGGTCGATTTCCACTGCCACCAGGCCAGCCGGCGCAGAAACTCCAGTCGGTTCTCGGGCGTGAACTCCCGCTGCTGCAGCCACATCGCGGCACCGTCCTCTGCCTCGAATGGCACGCCGGCGATCGCGGCATCTACCGCGACGTTGCTGTGCCTGCACACCACCAGCGCGGCGCCGCGCAGCAGATCCTCGATTGGCGTCGTGCCGTCTTTCTTGCAAGGCAGCACGAGGTCGTCCTCACCCTTTGGCCGATAGACGATTGGCCGCCCAGGGAACCGCGCAGCCAGCGCTGCGTAGTTCTTGGCCTCCCAGTTCGGCTGCCCGAGATACGCGCGCGACTTGCGACCGAGGCCGATGAGCAGGATCGGGCCGTCCGGGTCGTGGTCCTCTCTCAGGGCGATGCCCAATGGATCGAAGCGACTGGCGTCGCCTGAGGTTTGGTCCAAGTACTGCGGCGGATGGTCCGTGTTGATCGACATGCGCAAGTGGCCGACCACCTTCTTCCGTTCCATGTAACCCATGTCCCAGAGCAGCGCGCGGGCGCCGCGCGCGATCTGCGCCTTGCGCGCCCGGTTGTTGACGTCGGCCCCGACTCCGAAGAGAACGAGCCAGTCGCTGGCGCCCTTGAACTTGCTGGTCTCGGTGACCTGGTCGCCGGCATCCTTAGCGGCCGCAGCCAGCGCCCTCAGCATCCCCTCGCCGGTCGGCGATTGGTGGCGCGCCCTCAGAATTTCGATCGAAGCCATGAAAGGTAGGTCTCCGCGATTGAATCGATGGTCGGCGCGGCATCCTTCAGCAGACGGGAGGCAGCGAAGCGCACTTCGGTCGGCTCCAGCGCATCGAACGCCTCGGTCAGCTCTTCTGGCGTATCCGCCCAGCGCTCAGCGCCGCTCTGCGTCTCGAGGTACCCGGCCTCACGCCCGCAGATCACCGGCGTCCCGCTGCCTTGGGCGTTCGCCAGCTTCACGTTGCTTTTCCAGTGCCGCGGCGCGTAGCCACAGGCGTCTCGGAGCGCGAGCACGATGTCGACGTCCGCGAGCTCGGCCGGCTGCATCACGAATTGCCAGCCGCGCCGGGCGCATTCCGCCTCGATCACTTCGCGCCACCAGCCGAGGTAGTGCTCCCCGCCTTCGTAGCCCACCACCTTGACCGGCCGCACCGGATTGGCCCTCAGGCCTGGCCGCGCGTGGTGCGGAAGCGCCAGCACAGGCACTCCGAAGCGAGTGCAGTCGTTCGCCATGGCCTCGGTCGCCGCCACGATCCCGGCCGGCTGGATCATCACGAACATCTCTTCCAGCCAGTCGAGGCAGCGCTCCTTTCCCCATGCGTTGCCGGCCGGCTGCGGATATGCGTCCACCACGTCCCAGATGATCCGAACGTTCGCCCGACGCAGGCGCTGCAGCAGATCAGCCGTCGGTCGCTTCACGAGCACCGCGAGGTCGTATGGCGCAACATCCAGCGCGTTCGGGATGACAGCGGCGCCGATCGTCTGGCCGAGCTGCACGCCGCGAATAGCCCAGCTGCCGCTGGTCCCTTTTCCTGTCATGAGGACATGCATGCGAGCCTCCGGAATGGTTCGCCGCTTCGAACTTCATCGACGCTCCACATCGCCCAGGCGAGCCGCCGGAACATGGCGAGGCGATCACCGTCATCCCGCTTCGGCTCACCGCCGAATTCCGATAGCGGCCGCGCCGCGCGCGCACCGATCCATCGGTCGAACGCATGCCAGACGGGGACGCCGAGAATCAGCGCCTTCAGCGCCGCGGCGCTATGGAAGGTCACGACGGAGGAAGCGTCCTTCAGGTCTTCGCTGAGCGGAACCGCCGGCGCCTCCGCGCCAGGGTGCTGCCGGATCCGGGCGCCGATGCGGCGTTGCACGTCCTGCGCCCAGTTCGGCGGCGATGCGATGCCGCGCTCGCCGATACCGCGCTGCGCGAGGATTACCGTCTCCTGGCCGCTCGTGCGCCAGGGCGAGAGCTCGACGCCCCAGGAATCCCAACGCTCGGGCCCGCAATCTGGCCAGAGTCCGGCGCCCAGGTGATGGCCCCAGGCCATGGCGAACCACTTGAGCCCGCGCCACTCCTTGCCGAGGTAGCCGTTCTCGCAGACCAACACCCGCGCGCCCGCATACTCGAAGCGCAGCGCCTCGAGCTCGCGCGACGCCGTGCGATTCCAGATGACCAGGATGTCGGCCGGGGTCGGGCGTCCAATGCGACCCTCGACCTCGTAGCCGGCCGCGCGGAGGCCGGCCACGAACTCTGCCTTGCGGTAGTTCGGGCCGTCCGGCAGGGAGCATTGCGCGCGCATGCGTATCAGGCCGGGTCGATCTCTTCGGTCGCGCCGGTCAGGCGGAAGTTGAAGGTCGCGGTGACAACGCCGTCGACGGCTGCTGACCAGGACCGCTGCGACACGAAGGCCAGGCATCGGAAGATTGAGCCGTCTGCGAACTCGACCTCGATCAGGCGCGAGAGCTTGTCGGCGGCCGCCTGCCGGATCACCGCGTGCGCGGCGTTGCCTTGCTTCCAGTGCCCGGAGACCGTCATGGTGCCGCTGTCCTCCAGGCCGAGGCGGAATTCCTTGGCGGTCGAGCAGAAGGTGGTGACGTCGATCTCGGTCGCGGTACCGCCTTGGTACTGGATCTCGCGGCCGATGCAATCGAGTACCGCCGAGGCCGGCGACGGGCTCTGGTTGAGCTCCGTCACTTCGTTGTTGGAGATGCGGATCGAGAGACCCTGGACGAGGACTACTTCGGAGGGCATGGCAGTTTCCTTTCGGGCCTTTCAGCCACTTGCAATCGCCCGGAAAGGGCATGAAAAAAGCCGCTACGGTTGCCCGTGGCGGCTAGCTTGGTGCAGTCGAGGTCTATGGCTTTTGTGGCCAGCTCCGATTGCTCTTTTCGAGGTTCTCCCTCGCGGGAAGCACCTGCAGGTTCCATTCAACATGTAGGCCACACACCAGACGGCTGGTGAGTGGAACGATGTGGTCCACGTGGTGCGAAACGCCGGTTTCTCGCGTCAGGCGTGCCGCAAGCGCGTAAACGGCATCAATGCGTTCCTTGGATGCCCAGAGTGGCGTCGCCCGCTTTGCAGTCGCAATCCGACGCATAGCTCTCGCAGCCGCTTTCCCCGGGTTTGCCTTTGCCCACGCCAATGACCGTTGGTTGATCGTTTCCCGATTCCGTTCGCAGTAGGCCTTCTTGTCGGGACGCGGGCGGCTGTTCTCTGCAGCTGCGTTCTTGGCGTAGTACGCTGCTCGGTAGCCCTTATTGCGCGCGCGCCACTCTGCGCATTCCAGCCGCCGACATGCCTTGCAATACGTGTGCGGCTTCCCTTTGTGGAGACCGAACTGATCCATCGCCTTCACGTCGCCGCACCTCGAGCAGCACTTCTCTGCGGCTTTCATCATCCGGTGGTAGCCCACCAGATGGAAAAGTCCTGACGGGCGCCGAAGGTGCGCGTGTCGTAGCCTTCGACCCATTCGCGCTCGCCGAGCGATACGCCGCAGAAGGTTGCCTGGTCGCAAACGATCGCCTTCACCTGCTTCATCAGCGAGTCGGCTTGCTCCGAGGTTCTGGCCCAGGCGTTGAACTGCCAACGACCGTTCTCCTTGTCGGTATTGCCGCAGAAGGTGTTCGAAGGTTGGCCACCGACCCGCTGGAACGTCAGGTACGGCATAGGGGTGCCCTGGTCGGCCCGCAGCGGCCACACGCCGCCGGCGAACAACGGCTCCAGTGCAGACACGAGGGCTGGCACGGTCATGATTGCAGTTCCCTCATTAGTTCCTTCAGCCGCTCACCCATGCGCAGCTTGGAGGCGGAGAGCGCGGCGTTCTTCTTCGCTTCCCAGGTCGGCCGCACATAGGGGTTCGCAGGAATCCACTTCGGCGTCGCCAAGCGCTCCTTGGTCGCGGCGAGCCGGCCGTTCGGCAGCCTCACCACCACGTTGACCTGCCAATGCCCAAACTCGACCTGGTGCCAGTGCGGTGCCTTGACCTTGTTCGGGCCGACGAAGTAGGTCTGCCGCGCGCCGGTTGAGCCCTTGTCGTCGTGGTAGTGGTAGATGGCCTTGTAGAGCTCGCCGGACTTCACCGGCACCCGGAGGCGCATCTCGGTGTAGAAGACCAGGGCGCCGGCGCGCGCTGCCGACCGCAGCACCTTCTCGCGAATACCAGCCTCCAGGGCTGCCAGCGATTCTGTGACGTTGCTGACAATGCCGATGTCGATCGTGTCCTTCCGGAAGGTCGCCGGGCCGGACGGCCTAGAACCTCGGCCGAGGCGCCGCCGCGGGTTGCGCCCGTTTGCCATGATCAGCCCTCGTTTGCCCCGGTGGCGACGCCGAGATCCATGAACCGTCCGTCCTGCAGGTCGGGCAGCACCACCTTGATGTCGTAATAGGTAGTCGGCCAACCCTTGCGACGCTCGACCACCCGCATGCCTGCACTGATGCCGGCACGCCGGCGCACCCGGAAACTGGCCGTCGCACGGCTCACCTCGGTGCCGGCGGTCGCGAACTCCTGGTTCACGAAGCCGCTACCGGTGATCGACTTCTCCGCCGCCCACATCTTGCACACGAGCAGCCACACCATCTGCGTCTGGCCGAAGGAGTCCTTCGCCGTGGTCTTGCGCTCGATCGTGATGCGCCGATTGAGCTTCTGGGCCTGGACGTAGCTGCTCATGCAGAGAACGTGTGCACGCGGTTGTGGGTGATCAACGCGTCCCGCGCGCGCTCCAGGTCCTCGCGCTCGTTCCGGTCGAAGCGATCCGACAAGATCTGCACATGCAGCAGGATCGCGTCCTTCAGCATCGACGGCACGTTGGCGGCCGCGGCCTTCTGGGTCATCGGTGACGCCGCTTCCGGCGCGTAGCCCACCCGATAGGTCACCCGAACCGCGTCGTCGCGCTCATAGAACATCGGGAACGCGTAGCCCGTGCTGGTGTAAAGGCGCGGCACCAGGTCGTCGCTCACGTAGTAGTTGGCCGGATCGACCGTCTGCAGCACGTTGGCTCCGTCGTAGTACTGGAGCGACAAGACCTCGATGAGCGGCGGCCGCAGCAGCTCGACATAGCGCCGGCAATCGCGGAAGCGGCCGCCCGGCGCGGAGCCCCAAGCGCTGCCGGAAAGACGAATGGTCTGCTCTACCAGCGCGCGGCGCGTGCCCTTCTCTACGAACTCGCGGGCGGTGCGGATGTTGCGCTCGAGCAGTGACTGCAGCGGAAAGACCTCCTCCGGGGGCGAGCCTTCGAGCTCCGGGTCCCAGCGCAGATGCTGTGCAGCCTCCGCAACCGTCACCGGCTCAAACAGCGGCGGCGTGACGACTGTGATGTTCATGGTCCAGCGCCTCGTGGAGGTCCATGCTCGGGAAGCAGGTGATCGCCGAGCCGGGGGTGCAATTTATGATCTCGGGGCCGATGTCCTTCAGGGCGGCGAAACGCGCCACCCATCGGGTATAGGAATGGTCGTCCGTGTTGCGCAGCGGCGCTGGATGCGCGCCATGCCAGTGCAAGCCGCCGCGGTTGCTCATGTCGAAGCCACACAGCAGGATGCGCTGAGCCTCGCCGTGGATCGCGATGTGAAGCGCCTGGTACCCGCTGTTGCCTCCGGTGCGCACACCCATCCGATGCGGCTCGAAACCTTCGGTGCCGGTGTTCTGCAGCTGGTGCACCCCAGGCATCGCCGAAACGCTGACCCGCAGACCTGGAAATTCCTGCGCCGACGGGTGCTCGCGCCACCACTGCGCGTCTGCGGCGTAGAGCATGTCTGCCCAAGGCGCGAGCCGGTAGGTGTTGTTTATGGCAATGGCCCTGATGCCGGCCGATCGCACCAGGTCGGCCACTTCCTGAGACATGCTGGGCCCGCTGGCCAGGATGGCCACGGTTCGGCCGCGCCAAAGCGGGGGGACGGTCCACATCACCACTTCGTGCCCGTGGCAGGATCAATCTGCGTGAGATCGCGGCCGGCGCGCCCGAGGGCGCCGCGCTCGCCCTTCTCGCCCCTCAGACCGTTGCGCCCGTCCATTGCGCGCTTGACGGCCAAGCGCCAGCTCTCAGCCGGCGGCTTGTCGCTGTTCTTGGCCTGTGCGATCCACACTGCGCCATCCCATGTCACTGCGTCGCCAGGCTCGTATGTCTGGTCGGCCTTGAACACGCCGCGGTAGATCATCACCGGCACGGTGAACGCCTTTTCCATCACCCGGCCGCTGCTCTTGACCTTGCGCAGGGTGAAAGTTCGGAGATCGGCGCCGAGCTCGATCGTGTCCTCGTGGTCACCGTCGACGATGCACTCCCAGCCGTCCATGCCCTCCGTCGATCGCATCGCGCGCCAAAGGCCACCGTTGTGGCTGGCGTAGGTGCCGCGCGCGTACCGCCGACTTTCGTTGATCGCCGGCAGGATCTCGATGTCCAGAGCGTCGCGGCCGTGCTCGCCGTCCTTGGGGATGCGCACCGCAGCCATCGCCTTGGCGACGGCCTCATCGATCATGCGTTGCACCTGGTCGATTGGCACGCTCTCGCCGTCCTTCGCCTTCGGCAGGGCCGCGACGGCCTTCTCGACAATTACAGCGAGCACCGGCTCAACGTCATCGACCGTGATGCTCTTGCCGTCCATGCCCCTCTCGCCCGGCAGGCCGCGTTCACCAGGGGTGCCAGCTTCTCCGGGAAGACCGGGCTCGCCGCGCTCCCCCCGATCGCCTTTCTCTCCCTTTTCGCCAGGATCACCCTTCTCGCCACGCTCGCCCCGTTCCCCGTCGGCACCAGGGACCCCGTCTTTTCCTGGCAGCCCATCGGCCCCGGCCATGCCGGGCTCGCCTCGTTCGCCTTTTTCCCCACGCTGGCCAGCTTCGCCGGGGTCGCCCTTCTCTCCGCGCGGCCCCTGTTCACCCCGGAGCCCATCCGCGCCCTTCTCGCCCGCTTCGCCGCGCTCGCCTGGCGCGCCATCGCGACCCGGTGCTCCCTCAGGCCCGACATCTCCCTTGACGCCAGCCTCTCCAGGCGCACCGTCCTTGCCGTCACGGCCGGGCGCCCCGTCAGGTCCAGGCTCGCCCTTCTGGCCGTCAGCTCCGGGTGGTCCATCCTTGCCATCCACGCCGTCGCGGCCGGGAGACCCGTCCTTGGGCATCGGCAACGCATCGAGGCGAAACTTGAGTTCGTCGAGCTGCTTGGAGAGGACGCCGAACTTCTGTTCGACGAATTCCCGGCATGCCCTCACGACCTCGGCTCCGAGTTGCTTGATGTCCATGCGGTTGGCTTTCAGGTGTTCTTCAAAGGACACGTCAGCGGCGTAGTGCCGGGGTCGCCGAGGGGCGCGGAGCCTCAGGCAAGTTCGAACCCCTTGCGGATTTCGGCTATCAGCTCGCGCGCTTGCGCGGCAGCAGCCGCTTCGCCATCTGGATCTGCGGCATTGGGCGCCGGCGCCGCGGCTGTCGGCTTTGCTGCTGAGAACGGATCCTCTTTCGCATCGCGCTTGGCCAGCGCACCGAGCGAGTAGTTCTGCTGCTGCGTGAGCACGTTCCTGCCGCCAGGTGTCGGCGGCAGGTTGATCTTCTTGCGCGCCTCGTCGGCCGACATGATCCCCTTGACCGCCTTCTCCAGGAAGTCGATCTGCGCCGTGCTGTCCATGCGCACGAGGCCGTCGAGATCCATGCGGGTACCGTACTTGGTGGGCAGCGCCAGGCCTTCGTCAAGGCACAGCTCGATCGATTCGATCAGCACCTGCAGGCAGTCGGTGTAGTACTGCTGCTGCAGCGCCTCGACATTGTTGCTGGTAGGTACCGGGCCGCTGTTGATCTTGTAGAGCGGCATGCCAAAGGCGCGAGCCACATCTTCAACCGTCCAGTTCAGCTGCTGGATGAGTTGCGCTTGCTCGGCCGGGATCGTGATCGGGATGTACTTGAGGTCGTTTCCCGCCACAGCCAAGCGGCCGAGGTTGCCACCGCCAAAGTTCTGTTCCCAATCCTGCTTCAGACGGACGGCAGTGACATCGTCGATCAACCCGGGTGCGGTCAGGATGCCGCTGGGCCGGCTCATGTTGTCGAAGAAGGTTGCGCTGTTGGTCTGGATGCGGTTGCCCTGCGTCGCCGAGCGCGCGCAGGCATAGATCGGCGGCACGCCGCAAAGCGGGTGCCATAGCGTCGGGCAGCGATCATGGATGATCTCGCTCGCCGGAAGTGTCGCGCCATGCTGCAGGCCTGCGAGCTGGTCGCTGGAGATCTGGTAATAGACCGAGCCGTCTTCGGTGACCAGGGGCTTCACGCGGCGCGAGTCCAAGACGTAGAGGGCCTTGACCAGGCCGCGGCCCTCCTCGCGCTCCTTCAGGATGTAGGCATTGCCGTGGATCAGCTTCATGCAGATCCAGTCGATCAGGAACTGGATGCGGTTCTGGTAGGCGTTCGGCTTCTTCAGCGCCTTCCAGTACGGCGACTCGCCGACTTCCAACCAGGTGCCGTCGGGTTGGGTCTCCGTCAGCATGATGCGCATCTTCGCGATGTCGTTCGCGATGCGGGTCACGCACGCGTACACCGCGCTGAAGGCGAGGATCGACTCCTTGTTGTCGATCGTGATATTGCGCTGCCAGGCGCCCGCGAACGACTCGTACACCTTGCCCCACACATCGCGAAAGCTGAGCGGGGACACCGCTGCCTTCTGACCAGTGGGAACGAGTTCGTCCGCGACCTCTGCAGGCCGCGCGCGAGTCAGTTGCAGGCCGAGGAAGCGCACCGCTTACTCTTTCGCCGTGCTGGCCGATTGGCGCCCACGACCGCGGCGCGGGGCGATGGGAGCCGGCGCTGGCGCTGGTGCTTCGGCAACGGAAGGGCTCTGCTCCTGGTCGACCGGCTGCGATTCCGCTGCCGGCACGTTGTCTGCCGCTGCAGCGGGGGCGCCCACCGTCGTATCCATGGGCGCCGAGTCATCGACTGGGTCGGCCTGCTGTTCCGGCTGGGGCTCTGGCTCTGAGGCCGGAGCGGGTGCTGGCGCTGGTGCTGGGGTCGCCGCGTGCGTCGGTGCCAGTGCCGGCTCTTCCGCGACCTTGGCCTTCTTGCGCGACAGGTAGTACTGGGCGTCGATCTCCGTCGCGATGAACGTATCGCCTTGGCGCAGGAGGTCGGCGCCGTGCGGAAAATCCGCCAGCGCAACCATGACTCTGGTCTTGTAGAGCATATGCATTCTCCGGAATTGGGGGCCTCCCCGGCAGCCGAAGCCGCCGGGGAGTGTTCACCTGACCTGGATCAGTAGTTCACGTTCTCGATGAGAACCTGGCCCAGGCTGCCCGTGCGGCGCGGCGCCCAGTTGATGTAGCGCTCGGCACGAATACCGATGAGGTTGTTCTGCCAGAGGCTGACCAGCGACTGCGCACCGGCCGCCGGCGCGTCGTCCATCTGCACCGACGCTTCGGTCGACATGTCGATCGAGATGCCGCCGTCGTCGGCAAACAGCACTTCACCCTGCGTCACCAGGGCGATCTGCTTCTCGTTCGGCGAGCCGCTCGAGGCGCCGGCGGCGCTGGAGGTGATCACCGGCAGACCGTACCAGCGGCCGCCCGTCATGCTGATTTCGGGGAACGCCAGTTCATCCTGCGTGGTGCGCTTCATCGACAGGCGCAGCGCCGTCGCGGCCGACATCACCCACACGGATGTCGACGGATCGACGTTCGAGTTGGTGAACTCCTGGAAGGCCGCTGCCACGTCGGTATCGATCGCTGCCAGGGTACTGCCACTCGACTGGACGCGACGGGCGCCGTTGGTGATCGACGCCGGCGACACGTTCGCGACGCCGCTGTAGTTCGGGTCGATGAACCGCAGGTCGAGGTAGCTCGAGATGCCCTTCAGCATGTCGTCACGAGCGCGCACCTCGGCGTTCGGGGTGCTGAAGCGCACCAGCTCGTCGGTCATGACCACGATCACCGCGGCCTTGGCGAAGCCAAGGGTCACGTTGTCATAGGTCTGCTTGCCGACAGGTTTCGGAGCGCCTTCACCCACGAACGAGCCGGAGACGCCGGTCAGCTGGCGCGCGGTGCGCATCATGAACGGCACCTGGTGGAGCTGATTCATCTTGCCCAGGATGGTCATGGGGCGCAGGAGACCGATGAACTCGGCTTCCATGTCGTTGTACTGCACCAGCGGGCCAGCCCAGGACGGGTCGGTCGTGGTACCGGCAGCGACGGCGGCCTTTTGGTTCAGCGCAGCGGTCGAACCCATCTGCACAGCGACCTGCAGCGAGTTGGCCACCTCCGGCGTGTCCTTGAAGCGGATCTTCGCGATCTCGTGCGCCTGCATGATGTTGCCCTTGGCCGCAGCCATCGACAGCGCGAAGCGCGTGAAGCGGATGCCGGGCGGCAGGTTGCGCTTGATGCTCAGAACGCCACCGCGCAGCTCGACGCCACGGCTGCCGTCTCCTTCGGTGCCACCGTCCACCACGACCGGCACAGCCTTGGAGACCATCACGGCTTCGTGCTCCTTGAGGCGAAGCAGGTGGGCGTCGATCGTCTTCAGATCCGCACCGAGGCCGGTGTATTCCTCGTCTTCCGATTCGTCGAGCGAACGGCCTTCATCCATAGCCTTCGACATGATCTCGTTCATGCGGTCGGCCGCGGCCTGGCGCTTGGCGGCGAATGCCGTCATCTGCTCGCCGATGGTTTTCACCTCGCCGGCGAACGGGATGGCGCCGAGCGCGCCGAGGGCCGCCAGCATGTCGGCGGGGAGGTAGTGGACCAGCGGGAAGCCAGCCAGGGCGGCGACAGCCGCGACTGCGGCCACGGCGAGGAAGCCGATGGCCAGGTGGTTGCGAGAGAGTTTCATGATGTCGATTCCTTCAGTTGAGATACACAGCGCCGGGACGGCGAGGAGACTTGTTTCCCGAGGCGCCGGGAAGGGATTTGCTGGTCGAGCCAGCGGGGTCGAGTCGGACGACAGGCCGCGCGCCAGACGCGGCACGACGGATGGCCTGGTCGGCCGACTTGATTGCGTCGATGGAGCAGTCGCCGTTCGCCGGGATCGTCACGGCGGACAGTTCGAGCCACTCCCATTTCGTGAACCGTTGGCCCCAGGTGCCATCGATCTGCGTGTGCTCGATCGGATCGAAGCCGATGGAGAGGCCGCGCACGAGCTTGTATTTCAGCGACTGCCACGCTTCCAGCAGGCGCTCCTTCAGCTTGCCCTCTTCCGGGACGTCCGCCACTTCGCCGGCGATCTCGATGCCCTTGTCGGTCACCTTGGCGGCGGTGATCCATCCGATGGGCTCGCCGCTGCGGTGCTGCCACAGGAGCGGGATCGGGAGCCGGAAGATCGCCCCCTTGGGTTCGACGATGTCGCCCATGCGGTCGGTGGTCGGCGTCGACGCGATACCGGTGAAGGTCCGCTTCTCTCCCGCGGCGCCGTCGGTAGCTTTGATCTCGATGGTTGCGTAGGCACGCTTCATGTGCTGCTCCAATGAAAAAGGCCCGCGAGGTGCGGGCCTGAAAGTGGTGTGGTTAATGGCGGCCTACGTCTTGGCGTTGGCACGACCGATTGCGCGCATGCGCTCTGCCTGGCGTTCTCGGTTGGCGGGATTCGCCCAATACGCAGTGCGTCCGTCGGCTTGCGCCTTCTTTCCTTCTTCACTGCGTGGAGCTTTCGCCGCTGCGAGTAGGCGCGCGCGTGCGTCGGCTCCGGTTGCTGCTGCCTTGAGAGACGCTATCCACTTGTCGCGCACGTCATCGCGTGCCCAGATCTCGCCTAGGCTTCGGCTCTTGCGCGCTTGCACGCCGGGCTTTAATAGGCCAGCGTGCCGGAGTTTCTTGACCCGGTCCCGATCTTCGGCGCAAAGGTCTACGCCGTCGCCACCGGCCGTTCCATTCATCAACTGCATGTCCCAAGCGACCGCGGCCGCAATCAGAAGACGCTCCATGGTTTGCCAGCGGACATCGCCGGCAACCCGGTGAATTACTTCCATGGTTGGCGCTGCGCCATGCTGGTCGAGCGAACGGATCCAACGAGCCGCACGAGTCCGAGTTCCGTGCCGAGCAGATGAAATGTGCGACCCCAGCCGCTTCTTCGCGTTCGTTGTCTGACCTATGTAGCGGACGTCTCCGTCCGGGTTTTTTAGAACGTAGATCAGGTGCATAGCTCAAGCAAAAAACAACTGGAAGCGCTTCTGCGTCGATTCGGGGTTGAGTGCCATCAGGCTGACGGCGTTGAAGGTGGCCATTAGCGGGTCGATCTTTGCGGAACCGGACGCCTTCTTCGTTATCAGGACCGCGTTGCCGGTCGGCTCGGACTTCGCATTGCCGACGCACCAGGTCATCAGCGGGCTGCCACCGTGGGCCATTTCGTCGCCGGCCAGCTTTCGCTCTGTCGTCTTGATCGCGCCGTTCAGCTTCCAGCCCTGCGAGATGCCGATGATCTGGTCCAGCTTGATGCCGCGCTCGGGGGCCGTGAGCTCGTCCACGATGTCACCAATGCCCGCCGGGTCGACGCCGATCGCATTCTTCTCCGGCAGCAGGCCGCGTTTCTGGATGCGGCACACAATGTCGGCCACCTCGGCAACGTCCTGACCGGGCTGCTTCACGATCACGAGGTCACCGGCGGCGGCGAAGTCTTGGAGCCGCGGCGCGATCTGCTTGCGCCGCTCGAGCACGATCTCATGCGCCCAACCGCGCGACCACTGCAGCCACTTCCGTGTTTCCTTCTCGCGCCCCACAACGGCCAAGCCCAACAGGTCATCCAGGCCGCCGCCGTCGATCCCGACCACCACCACCTCGCAGCGGTCGAGCAGATCGTCGAGATCCGCCAGCGCCGGGTCCGCGCAAGCCTCCCAGAAATCTGCGCCGGTCCATCGGTCGGAATGCAGCGCGAGGCCGATCTCGATGTTCAGGTGCTGCGAAGCCCAGGCGCGGAGCTCTTCTTCGCTCGTGGACTCGGCAGTCTTCATGTCCTCGACGAGCCGCTCGATGGTGATAGACCGGCCGGCGTTCGGCGTGACCATCGGCCAATACCGCGGGTTCTTCCACTCGTCGGCCTTCTGCTGAATCTCCTCCGGCAGCTCGTACAGCACGGGCAGCATCGCGCCATCCTGGCGCCCGTCGCGGATCGCACGTGCCTTCATCAGCTCGGCCCGGAACACACCGGAAGGAGTCTCTTCGCTCTGCGTCGTGATGAAGGCCATGAAGGCCTCCGGGTACGGCAGCATGCCGCCACGCAGCTGGCGGATGGCGCTCGCCGCCTTGGACATCTTCGCGACGACGTGCAATTCGTCGATCAGCGCCGCCACCGGCTTCTGGCCGGTCAGAGCCGCCGGGTCGAACGACATGATCTGCAGCTCGGCCTTCGTCTCCCGGTGGATGATCGTCTTCAGGTGGTCCCGCACGTGCAGCTTCTTCGACAGCACATCGTCGAGGGCGATCGCGCCGGCGGCCGCGTCGAACGCCAGCTGCGCCACGTCTTGCACCGGCGCCGTCATGATCAGCGACGCGTTCGGCCGCTGGTTGAGCAGCAGCGCTGTGAGCATCAGGAGCGCGCCGTTCGTCGTCTTCGAGTTCTTCTTCGGCACCAGGAGCAGCAGTTCACGGATCGCGCGGGCCCGGGTCACCGGGTCCAGCGAGCCCCAGAGCGCCCGCACCACGTCGCGGAACCAGTCTCCGCCGGCCTCGGCCATGGTCGGCGTACCCGGCACATCGGCCAGGCGCAGCTTGTTGAACACCGCCACTGCTCGATCGCCTTCCGCCGTGTTCAGCGGCAGATTCGGCACGAGCGACCGTCCTGCCTTCAGGCGATCAGCCCAGTCCAGGCAGGACAGGTTCCAGCTCACTGCGGCAGCGCAGGCATCTGGAGCAGCGAATCCCAGTCAGTGCCGACCTGCGCGACCTGCGCGTCGGCGTTGGCTTGCTCCTTCTTGCCCAGCTTGGGCGATTTCTCGGCTTCTGGCGCCGGCAAAGGCAGCGCAGATGCCTTGGGGGTCATGGCCATGTAGGCCTTCTGCGCGGCGACGTTCCCCTTCTTCGCGGCAAGGTACATGGCATGTGCCACATCCATCTGGCGGGAGTACGCAGCGCGCGAAAGCTCGGTCCCGAAGTGCTTCAGCAGGGTCGTCCGGGAGATCCCGAGGGCAATCGCGATCTGCTCGTGGCTTACGCCGGCACCGGCCGACGATGCGACCTTCGCGCGCATGACCGCGGTGGGTTTGAAGGGAGGTCTAGCCATGGCTTGCCGAAATCTGGTTTCTGTACATAAACTGCCCCATGGCCGAAATTTCCACCCCAGAGCAAAAAACTCTCTCGCTCCA